GAAACCAATGCTGACCGTCGCCGCGAGTTAATCCGCAAGGTTGGCATTGACCGGATGTTGGCGCAGATGCCGCATAAGGTGATGGAGAAGCGCGACGGCTACGAATTATTAAGCATCAACTTAGACGAGCAGGTGAAGGACGCCCGCTACCTGAAAATGGTCAACCCATCAGTCGGCTGCTTTCACCTTGAGGGAGTCGCACCAGAGATCAAGACCATTACCGAGGCGTTGAATTGGCGCAACTCAAACTGGCATGAGAATGCGGAGATACTGACATGAACACCACACCGACACCAACGCAGAGCCTGCTAACGAAAAAAGCTGAGCCACCGCCGACTCGTGACGTGAACCGCGACAGCGGAACTGACCGCGCCAACGGCGGTTGGCTCCGGCGACTGGTTAGGCCACTGGCGACAATTTACAAACATAAAATGAAAAAACTCTCATCTAAAACCGAGGCAATGATTCACGACCGAACCACGGCCATGACTCGTGACATCCTGACCGGACGCCATGACTCGCCGGAACAAATCCGAAAAGCAATCCGTCGTTTTGAGCGCGATAAACATAACGGCAAAATCAAACCATCAAATGAACGTCTGTAAGTGGCCTAACGAAAAAAGCTGAGCCACCGCCGAACAACTGCGGAACGGAAAATAAATAAATAATATGACTACCAAAACACTACGCAGATTACCGCACTACTACCGCCAAATCGGCCTAAGCGGCATTGCTAGATTCTTACTCCACATCCCGATAGGCATAGTGGCTAAGAAAGTAAAGCACGCGCTAAACATCACCCAGAGCCAAATCAGCCTCATCAAGGTTCGCGGAATTAAACATCCAGTCCGTGTTCGCGCCGGAACGACCGATATGTGGGTGGTTCAGGAAATCCTGCTTGACGAGGAATACAAGTGCGATCTGGCCAGCGAGCCGAAGGTCATCGTTGACGCCGGAGCTAACATCGGCTGCACATCGGTTTATTACGCGAACCGGTATCCAGATGCGCTGATAATCGCCATTGAACCGGAGCAGTCAAATTATGAAATGCTTTTGAGGAATAGCGCACCCTACCAAAACATAAAACCGGTCAAGGCTGCGCTGTGGTGGTATTCAGGGGGTAGGATGGGAATAAAAGAGGATGGCTGTCATGCTGGATTCGCCTTTGAGCCACAAAAAACCGGAGATACTAAAACAGTTTCAATCGGCAGCCTGCTTAAAGAATACAGACTTGAAACCATTGATATTTTGAAAATGGACATTGAAGGTGCAGAGCGGCAAGTCCTTGAAAATTCCCACCAATGGATTGACCGCATCGGCCTCATCGCAATCGGCCTGCACGATTATATTCACCCGAAAGAGCCACCACATTGTTTACATGCCTTAAATAACGCAATCAAAGGCCGCGCTGTGCGGTGCCTGACAAAAAGCGACACCACCTTTGTATGGCTGAATCTGCACTAAGCAGAAACAACCGCCCAAAGTATAAATTGTGAATCCAAAAACCGCCAAGCTGCCCCGGCGCCCCGGCATCACGCTGGTGCAGGCAATCGGCCGGGTGAAAGAGTATGACAGTCACCGCCGGCTGCACGTGCCCAGCCGCAGCACAGACAACCTGTATCTGGTTGACTTGGACGAGTATGACGGCACGGGCCAGTGCGGCTGCCGCGACTTTGAAACCCGGCATCAGCCATACCTCAACGGCAGCAAGGCCAGCGAAGGCTACAGCCCGGAGCGCCGGTGCTGGCATTTGATTGTGGCGTTCCACTGGTTTGCGGAGTACAAGCGCCGGGAGGAAGTGCGCTGGGAGGCGGCGAAAGAATGATTGCCCGCAAAACACCCCGGCCACCGGCCCTGTGGAAGCAGATACAGGCGGCCAAGGCACCTGCGGAGGCTAAAAGTGCGGGAAAAGTGGCAAGGCGGCCCAAATCAGCCCCGCGCCGTGCCCTATGGCATACCGCATTTCCAGAGAAAGTTGACAAGCGGGTGGAGCAGGAAACCGCCGCGGACCGAACGCTGTACCGTAAAGAATCAAAAGCTGACGTTGATGCCGCCCGCAAGCGTGGCGAAACCTGCCCGGTGCTGGCTGCCTTTGACCAGCTGCCGCCGGAAATGCAGGCTGCGCTGATTGTGCCGTGGACCGGCAACCGCCGCAGCAACCGGCTGGAAGAAGTCCATCACAGCCACGGGAGGCGCGGCCGGCTGCTGAATTACAAACCGTGGTGGATATTCATGAGCCGGTTCGGGCACCGGGTTGTCCACATGTTCCCGAAGGTGGCGCGACGGTTCGGGTGGCTGTGCGACCCCGGTCAGTGGAACGTGCAGCCACCAAAACAATCTTGATTATCTGGGCGGCCGGCTGCACAGTGGCCGGGTGAACAACTAACAACGATATGAGTGACCAAACAGATGAACATCTGAACGAAGTGGCGCTGGCGCAGTTGACCTGGAAGCCGAGCGTAATCCGGAACGTCGCCTGTGACATCGTGACAGCGGCCGTGGCGCTGCACCCGCTGCACGTGTGGCCGGATAAGGTTAACCTCGCCGGCGTGGCTGACAGCGACAAGAACTGTGTGGGCAGCGCGTGGCGGCTGCTGGCAAAAGCCAAGGTCATTGAACACACCACCAGCTTCCGCCGCAGCGAGGCCGATGGTGCCCGTGGTCGCACGGTGTTCGCGTACCGGTTGACCAGCCTGACCCGGGCGCAGACGTTCCTTGAGCGCAACGGTGTCAAGTACCAGCCACCCGGCCAGCTGAAGCAAGGAGGGTTGCTGTGACCAGCAACCAAGCCAATGACGGCCGCAGCTTTGAAAAAGACATCGTGCGTCACTGCCAGATATACGCCGAGCAAGGCCATGGATATTTTCAAAAGGTTGAGCCGCCGGTGCGGGTGATAGGCTGGGGACCAAACCGCAAAGTGATATTTTTGGAAAACCCGTTTCTCGACTTCTGCGGCGTGCTGTGTCAGCACGGCGGCCGGGCCTGCCACTTCGAACTGAAGTCAACCAGCGAGCCGACCCTGCACTGCGGCGAGAAAAACGGGTTCCACCGCCGGCAACGCGAGGCGCTGAGCGAGTGGCGGCGGCATCACGCAGCGGCGTTCCTGCTGTGGGAATACAATTTTCAGGTGCGCATTTTTTTTGAGTGCATGATTGCGGCCGGCATGGAAGAACGGAAGTCGCTGGTGTTTGATGACGGCCTCAAGGTACCGGCCGGCAACGGATTCCTATTTTGGGACTTCCTCGCCGTGCTGCCGTACCATCTGGACATTTTATGATAGACTTCAATTCCAAGTTGAAATTTGAAACCAAGCCGCGCTGGCCCGGTGCGCCGAAGATATGCCTGTTTGAAAACCTGCCATCGTTCCCTGATAAGAAGGCGGCCAGCAAGTTCATTGAAATGAACCACCCGTCAAACTATCCGATTGGCCCGATGTGGAGTGCAAGAAATGCGGCGGCATACATTACCAAGCTGGTGCCCCGGCGCCATCCGGTGCAACCTCGGGCATGGGTCGCAGTTTCACGCCCAGCCCGCCCCGCTGCGGCACAGTTACCGCAGCCGCATAAACACAGTCGGCCAAGGCGGCCTGAAAAAGTTCAAAATAAATCTTGCAAATGCAGCGGATAGGCTGCATAGTATCAGTGTTGGTAGCGGGCAGCATGTTGCGGCCCGGCCAGCAACAACTAACAACGAACAACTAAAATGAAAACGACCAAAGCCAGCAAGACCACCAAAAACGAAACTTTGAACACCCGCAAGGCACGCCCCGCCACGCCGGTCACGGCCCCGGTGCCCGGAGCGTACGACAGCCGCCCGGCCCCGAGCCGCAGCCTGAAGAACGTGACGCCCACGGCGCAGCCGGTGCAGGACCTTTCAACCAAAGCCCCGGCCGCCCCGGTGAAGCACTTCACGCCCAGCATCACCGCCCCGCGCAGTGCCGCCTGTTTTACCATAGCCCGCCTCACTGACGGCAAGACCAGCACCTTGCCGGTGCGCAGCCTGAAGCCAATCCTGATTAACGAAACCCGCCCGTTTACGATTCAGTTCCACCTTGAGGCCGAGTTGCCGGCGAGCGGCCGCCGCACCGATGTGGAAGGGCTGTACACGGTGGCGGTTGACGGCACGGTGACGCAGGCCGAGAGCAAGCAAGTCACGGTGGCCCCGGTGGAACCGAAGGCGCCGAAAGCGGCCAAGGCCACGAAGCCGGCCGGTGACGGTTTCCCCAGCAACGCCTTTGACCGCGCCTGCTGGGAAGAGGTTATCAAGGGCGGCACAGCTGACGCCGTGGCGGCCCGTGTGGTGGCCCGGTTTGCCGACGAGAAAGATGAAGCCACCAAGAAATACCGGACCAACCCGAAGAACGTCCTGAAGTACCATGCGGCGTACGTGGCCGAGGTCAAGGCGGCCGGGCTGCTCAAGTAACCAACCGCCCGCAGCCCGCTCCGGTGACGCGCCGGGGCGGGCGGGCAAACTGATAACCTGATAATTTATGAAAAAATTCAAAGTTCAAATTGAGCGGCCGGGCGGCGGATTGATTCACGGGGTGCTGTGGGCCGGGTCAAAGGCGGACGCACAGGAGTTGCTCCACCTGCCGGCTGGGTACAAAATCCACAAGTTTGAGGAAGTGGAACTGAACCACGCGGTGTTCTACGACCTTGAGTTCGAAAAATACTTGGCCGGCGGAAAGCAATTGGTGGCCCTGAGCGGCATCATGGCGCGACCCACGTGCCACAGCAACGGCACCAGCCCGGCCGACCTTCGCACCGATTACCTTGAGGCCCGCCGGGCGGTGGAGCTGGCCAAGGAAGCGCTGAAAAAGTGCCACCCGAACGGCCGGGACTATTACCCTCAGGACGGCGGCTGCGGGGTGGCCGCGCTCAAGGCGGCGCAGGACCAGCACTGGGACCGTATGCGGCGGCTGAACGGTGTGGCCGAGGAACTGATGGCGCTGGCCGAACACGTGGACCAATTCTGCAAAGACTAACCAACCGCAACCAAACACGAAAGACACCATCAATGAAAAAGAGAACATCGGTACAGCTGTGGCAGGACACCATCACGCCCATAGCAGAATACTGCGCCAAGACCCGGGGTGCCAAGACGGCCATCCTGAAGCGCATGAACACAGCCACGCCGCCGTCCGGCGGCAGCCCGTGGAACCGGCAGCAGGTAGAGAGCTACCTCAACATTGACCCAGCGATGAGGCAGGAACCGCGCCTCGGGGCCGGGCTGGCGCTGATGCAAGCGGCGAACTACGTGCTGCTGGCCAATGCGGTCAGCAAGATTCCGAAAGGCGGTGCCAAATGACCGCCACCCAGCCCGGCCTGACCTTTGAACCGGCGGCCGCATCCGGCAGCTTCACCACGCCGCGCAAGCTGGTCGAGGAACTGAAGCAGGCGGGTGAAGACCATGAGTGGTACCCGACCACCAATGAAATCATCATGGCGCTGTGCCGGGACATCGGGCTGGTGTACGTGAACGAGCATGGCCACCGGGACGATGACCGCGAAGGCAAGAGCAGCATCTTGGACATCGGGGCCGGCAACGGCAAGGTGTTAATGGCCGTCAAAGAGAAATGCGGAGTGAACAATTTGCATGCCATTGAAAAGTCGCATATCCTTTGCGCCGAACTGCCGAATGAAGTCTTGGTGGTGGGCACCAAGTTTGAAGAACAAAGCCTGCTCTCGAAGCCGGTGGACATCATCTATTGCAACCCGCCTTACAGCCAGTTTGTCCCATGGGCCGAAAAGATTATCCGGGAGGCATCCTGCCGGGTGGTGTATCTGCTGCTGCCCCGGCGCTGGGAAGGCAGCATAGAAATCCTTGACGCGCTGCAATTCCGCGAGGTTGAAGCAGTCAAGGTGGGCAGCTTTGACTTTGAAGATGCGGAAGACCGCAAGGCCCGCGCCAAGGTGGACTTGCTCAGCATCCGGTACCGGGTTGACCGGTACGACCGAGACAAAGACGATGCGTTTGGCCGATTCTTCAAGGAGCAGTTTGCCGACCTAATCAACCGGTTCAAGGCCGCCGAGCCAGAGAAACCCGACCACGGTTTCAGTGAGGAAAAGACCAAGGGCGGCCGGGTGCGGCCGTTCCATTCGCTGGTGGTGGGCCCGAACTATCCCGAGGCGCTGGTGCAGCTGTACAACGCCGAAATGGAACACGTGAATAAGAACTACCGGCTGGTGTCCGACCTGGATGTGGATCTCCTGCGTGAGTTTGAAATCTTCCCGGACAAAATCATGCAATGCCTCAAGCTGCGTCTGGCCGGGCTGCGCAACGATTACTGGAAAGAGCTGTTCGACCACCTGAACGCCATCACCGAGCGCCTGACCAACAAGAGCCGGAAGCAGCTGCTGGAAACGCTTCAAAAGCATGTGCAGGTGGACTTCACCGTGGACAACATCCTTGAAGTGGTGCTGTGGGTAATCAAGAACGCGAACCGGTACATTGATTCGCAGCTGCTGGAAACCTACGAGCAGATGGTGGAGAAAGCCAACGTGACGCTGTACAAGAGCAATCACCGGGTCTGGGTGGAAAACCGGTGGCGCGGCCGGGACGAAGCCGACCCGAACAGTCACTACGCGCTGGATTACCGGATTGTGTCGCACCGGCTGGGCGGCGGCATGCGGTCAACGTGGCGGGATTCAGAGCTGAATGAGTCATCGGCCAGCTTCCTGCAAGACCTAGGGACACTGGCTCGCAACCTTGGTTTCCAGAACAACACCAGCGAACCGCGACTGATCTATTCCGGCCGCACCGGCTGGACACCGGGCAAGACGGAGAACTTCTATATGACGCCGCTGGGTGCCGGCAAGCTGCTGTTCGACTGCCGGGCCTTCCTGAATGGCAACGTGCATCTGCGGTTGAACAAGGATTTCATGCTGGCGTTGAACGTGGAACACGGCCGGCTCCGGGGCTGGCTGCGCACGGGCAAGGAAGCGGCGGAGGAACTGGATGACCCGAAAGCCGCCGAATACTTCAAGACCAACGTGCAGCTGGGCACCGGTGACGCCCGGCTGCTGCTGGGCAGCGGCCAGTAAACCGGCCGCAAAATAACTGAAAATAGTTCTGGACAATGCAGCGGATATACTGCATATTGTCAGTACGGTTAGGGCAGGCCACGGTGGCAGGCCCGGCCGGAACGAACAACTAACAACGACAAGACTATGACATGTAACCTTGACACATTTACGCAGACCACCCGGCTGGGTGCGCTGGAACTAAGCTGCGATGCATCAGACCTGCAATGGGCACCGGGCCAGTGGCCGGCTGAGTTTACGCTGCCGATTTACGGCACCTTCAAGCACCTGCCCACCCGGCCGCAGGATGCCGGGCTGTGCGAGCGCTACCAAGTGCCGCTGACGTTGGTAATCGCCACCATTTACAACGACTAATATGAACGCCAATCTTTGGACAATGGAACCCGGCACCGACAGCCGCCTAACCGAACTGGCAATGGCCACAGGGCCGCTGAGCATGGCAGGTGACCACGACCAAGTCGCACTGGCCGCAGCGGCCGTGAATTTCAAGTTCCTGCGTGACAGCTGGTGCCAGTGCAAGCCTGAGGGCGAGCAGGTTTACTTTCGCAACCCGGTCACCGGAACGCACGGCTGGATGTGCAGCTGCTGCCGGTGCATAACCCAGATGGGATGATTTATGATAAAATCACTTGAGCACAACGGACAGCCCTGCATTTTTAACCCGGACATCGGGTATGTAAGAACGGAAAACTTCACAGCGTTGCCGGCCGGAACGACCCTGACGGTGTGCGCGTGGTGTGACCCGGATAAGAGGGAAACGAAAAAATTGATTGCCGCCGGTTACAAGACATCGCACGGCATCTGTGAACACCACGCCGCTGAACAGCTGAAAGAGCTATCATGAAACAACCAATCGAATTCAAAGTGATGACGCTGCGGGAGTGCCCGGTGGCGGACCCAATCTGTGACACGCCGGATATGGTGGTGAACTACTGGCGGCAGTACGTGGCCACTGACCCGCGCTTCAACCAAGACGTCGAAACCTTGGTGTTGATATGCCTGAACAGCCGCAAGCGCCTGACCGGCCACACGGTCATCAGCACCGGCACGCTGGACACGATACTGGTGCATCCGCGGGAAGTGTTCAAGCCGGCCATTGGCATGAGCGCTGCGAGCATCATCCTGATGCATAACCACCCCAGCGGCGAAAGCTCACCGAGCGAGGCTGACATCAAAGTTACCCGCGACTTAATCCGGTGCGGGCAGCTGCTGAAAATCGAATTGTGCGACCACGTGATTGTGGGCGATGCGCAAAAGGGAAAAGGATATTGCAGCCTGCGGGAACTGGGATATTTTGCCTACTGAAAGTGAAAATATTCGCCCTGATATTTATGACTGCGCTCGGCGCTGTGCCGCTGGTGGGCGGGCAACCGGCCGCGACAAACCAACCAAAGCCTGCTCCCCGGCTACAGGTTACATTCCCGGCGGAGCAGGCTCGGTGGCTGGCGCTGGGCGACGTTGAAGATGGCACCAAGGTCGGCACCCACGGCGAGGTCGGCCGGAACCAGATACTGCCGGGCGAATGGCGCAAGGCGACCAAGCTGCCGCTGTCGGCCGCATGGAACCCGGTGACTGAGCGGGCGGTGGACGAGCTGGTGATGGCTAGACGCATCCAGGTCTTTGGCCGGACGCCAACGGATTACGAATGGTTCCTGCTCTGGCACTGCCCGGCGCACCTGCGGCACCAGCGGCCGGATGAGCATGACTATGCAATCAGGTGCCTAAACTTAATGGTCAAGTATGGAAAATGAAATGACACGGCGTGAATGGGAATGGATAATCGGCTGGGGCTTGGTGCTGACCAAGGTGTTCAGCGAGGAGCGGCTGGCGATGAACACGCTCCTGCCGATAGCGGTCATGCAGAAATGCCCGAAGTGCAAGCGGGAGTATTACGCGATCTGCATCCCGTGCCTGTACCGCCACGGCGGCGACATACCGGAAACCGAGGAAGTGCAGCCCCGCGACCTGTGCGACCAAATGGCCGCGCTCACCAACGGCAGCGGGTACTCCGCGCTGGCCTCGACGTTGCGCTGGATGCGGACGCAGGGCAGCAACCAATGGCCATGACCGGTCACCAGAAAAGCATCTACCACAGCCGCCGCACCGCCCGGTTCCTGTGCCGGCATTGCGGGACGATGAAGCCACGGCCGGGCCGGTGCCCGCACTGCGGCCGGTTGCCAGCCCTGCCGGGCAGGCCGAAAGGCGTCAAAAATAGGTGTTGACAATGCAGCGGATATACTGCATACTATCTGCACGGTTGCGGTGGGCACGGTGCCCAGCGGGCCGAACGAACAACTAACAACGACAAGACCATGAAAGACCAAAGAGAGCAGGAAGCGGCGCAGATTTACCGGAACGTAATTGCGCACCACAGGAACATGATTAAGTTCCTGTGCGGCATGATACGTGATGGCAGCGGCCACAAACCAACCTGCCTGAAGCTCGCCAAGGCGCACGCCCAAGAGATTAGGGAAACCCTGAAGCAGTGGGAGTTATCGCAACCCTTTACGCGCTGACCTATGCAAGCGACCACCATTGACATCAAGACCTTGCTGCCTTGGGGCGAGGCCAAGCTGGTGCCGACCCGGGCGGGTGACAAGATGCTGCGCAAGGCACCGCCGAGCCAAGCCTTCTGGGGCGTGTGGCGTGAGGCCAAGGAACAGCTGCGGGCGGCCGGAATATCCTGCGGCCAGTACCAAGGCGTCTGGGAAGTGTGCTGGTGGCAATCCACCGACCCGGCCGCACAGGCGGCCAAAGATGCCGAGCGCAAGGCCAAGCAAGATGCGGAGCGCGCTGAAATGGAACGGGCGCTATCCGGGGCGCTGGCGGATTTGCCGGTGGAGTACCACGCCAATCTGGCGGCCGTTGAACCGCTGTGCATACCGTATCAGGTGCCCAGTGTTCGCCGGCAGGCGCGGGCGCTGCTGGACTACGGTTCGGCGCTGGACGCCAGCGACACGGGCACCGGCAAGACGTACGTGAATCTCGCAGCCTGTGCCGTGCTGGGGCTGAAGGCGTTCATTGTGTGCCCGCTGGCGGTGCGGACCAGCTGGAAGCGGGCGGCGGCCCACTACGGGGTGCAGCTGGCCGGATGCGAGAACTATGAAATGCTTCGCCGGGGCACGCTGCCGGTTTGCTCACTGGAAAACAAGACCCGGAATAAGCGGGATAAGTCGGTGGAAAAGTATCAGGAGTTCCTGTGGCACCTGCCGGCCGACACAGTGATTATTTTTGACGAGTGCCATCGCATGAAAAACGCCAAGACGTTGAACGCCCAGCTGGGGCTGGCTGCGCTGCGTCAAGGATACAAGGTGCTGGGCCTGAGCGCGACGGCGGCTGACAACCCGATGCAGATGAAGTTTTCGGCGCGGGTGGCCGGGCTGATTAAAAGCGAGCATGAGTTTTACCCGTGGATGCTGCGGAACGGGGTCAGCCGGGGCAACTGGGGGATGGAATTCACCGGCGGCCGCGAGGCGCTGGCCAAGATTCATAAGAGCATTTTCCCGCTGCACGGTACCCGCATACGGATAGCCGACCTAGGTGACCAGTTCCCGGAAACTCAAATAACCGCAGAGTGCTACGAATGCGATGCAGCCGCCATCAACCGGGTGAACGAAGAAATGGCCGAAGAGATTGCCCGGATTGCAGCCAGCGAAATGGAAGATGCCAAGAAGCAAGCCTGCATACTGACAGAGATGCTACGCGCCCGGCAGCGGACGGAGATAATCAAGGTGCCGGCGGTGGTGGCGATGGTTGAAGATTTGATAGAAGAAGGCATGAGCGTGGCAGTGTTTGTGAACTTCACCGAGACACTGGCCGCCCTGTCCGAAAAGCTGGGCACCAAGTGCCTAATCAAAGGCGGGCAGACTGAGGCGGAGCGGCAGGGCAACATTGACGCCTTCCAAGCCGACCAGCAGCATGTGATACTGGCCATCATACAGGCGGGCGGCGTGGGTGTCAGTTTGCACGGCAGCCCGACGAGCCGCATGCGGGCGAGCATCATCTTTCCAACGTGGAGCGGGCAGGACATGAAGCAGGCGCTGGGCCGGGTGTGGCGAGCCAAGGGTGCCAAGAGCATCCAGCGGATATTTTTCGCGGCCGGCACGATTGAAGAGGCGGTGTGCAAGGGCGTGAACGAAAAGATTGGCCGGATTGATATTCTCAATGACGGGCTGCCCGACGAAGTGCTGCGGCTGCGCGGCGAGGTTGATTTCAAACTTGAGGCCGAGGCCCGGCTGGCGCTGACCAACGTGACGCCGGCGGCCACGGTGACGCGCCGGGAAAGCAACGGGGCGACGAGCGTGACGTTTACGCCCAGCCCGGCCGAGGCAAAGAAAGCGGCCCGGCGTGAGGAAACGGACAAGCTGGCGCTGCGCCTGACCCGTGACCAGATTGACCGGGCGCACCGGGCGATGCAGCAGCTGGCCGGCATGGACGCGGACCGAGCCAGCACGATTAACGCTGAAGGGTTCGGCAAGTTTGATGTAAAGTATGGCCACCACCTAGCCTATCAAAACCAGCTGACGCCGAGGCAAGGGGCGGAGGCGGTGCGGCTGGCGAGGAAGTACCGCCGGCAGGTGGGTGACCTGTTCCCGGAGATTTATGGCAATGCAAAATGACCAAATTGATTTAGACTTCACCAGCCCGGCCGCCGCGCTGGAAGCCGAGTTGCGTGAACGGTGGGCTGCCAACCAAGCTGCGGACGCTCACAACTGGACGCCGGAAGCCATGGCGATGGTGCTGGCTTAAAAATAGTTGAAAATACTTCTGGACAATGCAGCGGATAAGCTGCTATTGTATCTGTAGGTAAGCCGGGGCGGGCAGCAAAGCCGCCGGGCAAGCCGGAACGAACAACAAACAACGAAAGACAAGACCATGAAACGTGAAATGCAAGCCAACTGCCCGAACTTGGTGCAGTTAAACGATTACGAGAACTGCCGGGTGGATGACGCCGTTAAGGCCATCGAAGATCTGCTGGATGGGCAGGACTTTCAACTGAGTACCAACCTGCGCAAGCTGGTGCGGGAACACATCGCGGAGCAGGTGGCGGACGTGGTGAGCGAGCTGGTGCCGCACCAGCTGCCGGAACCTGACGATAACTATCTGAGCGCCTGCGGTGCCAAGCTGGCGGGAAGTGTTCCTGCTGCGTGCCACGGCGGAAGGCAGCCGGATTGGTGGCCGTTACTACATGGGTGGCGGATACATCACCAAGACGCCGCAGGGGCTGGCCCGCGTGGTGCTGGATTTAGCGGAGCAAATCAACCAGAGAAAATTCGTATGACACCTTTCGAGGCCGCCTTGGAAGACAACATCAAGGCCAAAATCAAACAGTTAAAAAAAGGTGGCACCACGGCGATGGCGGTAAAGAACCTGCTGCAAGTGACGCCGACCCCGCAGTACACGCTGCGCGGTGCGCCCAGCGGATGGTTGACGTACGGGCTGCTGTTCATTGAAGCGTGCAACCGGATGCCGGATGCCAAGAAATTCACAACGATTTAAATTATGAAAATGACATTGAGATACCAGTCGGGCACCAGTGACAAAGAGTACCACGTGCAGCTTGAGCCGAAAGGTCACGGCTACGTGGTGAACTTCCAATACGGCCGCCGGGGCAGCGCCCTGACCTGCGGCACCAAGACGCCGCTGGAAGTCACGCGGGCACAGGCACAGGACATCTTCAACCGCCTAGTGAAAGAAAAGGTGGCTAAGGGTTACAAGATGGACGAGCAACCGGCCGCCGCCCCGGTGGGTGAAACAGCCAAGGAAGTGGACGCCGAAATGTTGCCCCAGCTGCTGACGGACATCAGCGAGGAAGATGCGGAGCAGTACATCAACGATGACGCCTATTGCGCACAGGAAAAGCTGGACGGCCGGAACAAGACGCTGCGGCTGAAAAATATGGTGGTGACCAGCGCGAACAAAAAGGGGCAGATAGTTCCCACGCCCGGCCCGGTGCATGACCAAGCCATCATGGCCAAACGGGACTTCATTGCCAGCGCGGAACACATTGGTGACGTTTACCATGTCCACAACCTGACGAGCTGGGCCGGGCTGGACGGGCAGGACATAACCTCTGAACCGTACAGTCACCGGCTGGCCAAAGCAATCAACCTGTTCCCGTGGACCGACACGCCGGTGCGGGTGGTGCCCACGGCGTTCACCAAGGAAGAAAAGCGCAAGATGTTTAACGACCTGAAGCACGGCGGCAAAGAGGGTATCGTGTTCAAGCGCCGTGATGCCGCGTTCCAAGTGGGCTACACCGATACGCAGTTCAAGTGCAAGTTCTGGAAAAGCCTCTCAGCGCGGGTGCGCACGCTGCGGCCCGGCGGTGCGTTGAGCATTGAGTGCGAGCTATTCAACGGCAATGCGTGGGTGTCCTGCGGCAACGTGACGGTGCTAAAGCGTGGCCTGATTGAAACGCTGAAGGTTGGCGACGTCGTGGAAATCAAGTACCTGTACGCCCTGAAGGCGACAGGCGTGCTGTATCAACCCAGCCCGTGCATGACGGGCGAGACGTTCAAACGCGATGACGTTGACGCCATGGAATGCATCACCCGGCAGCTGAAGTACAAGGCAGAAGTTTCGTGACGGTGTTGGTCTTGTTACCGTCACGCGGCCGCACCGGAGTTGTTCCCGGTGCGGCCATTTATCCATTCCTTATGGGTTGCCCAGCGCCTTCAGGCCGGGGAGGATGTCAATTTCTGTTGACGGCGCCGGCCACGGAGTGTTTACTTGGTCAAGAAACAACGACCAACTAAAACTAATGGCCTACGAGAAAACACCCAGCGTCACGGAGCAGAAGCAGAAAGTCACCGCCGACACAGTTACTTGGGAAGAGTTCGCTGCCTTCGTTATCGCCGGCGGCTGGCACACGGCCCGGCCGATGCACGCCGGCAAAGCCCAGCTGCCGCACCAGTACCTTCGCCGCAGTGAGACACCGGATGAACGCGCATGGGAGCGCATGGTCAACCACGTGCGCAGCGCCGGGGTGATTAAACCGTTCTTCCGGACGGCGTACATTTATCTGGAGCATGGCGGCTATCAGTATTGGACGATGGGATGGCCGCCGGATGAAACCACGGTGTTCAACCGGGCTAGACTATGATTTACGTCCTGAACCACAAGACCCGTGACTGCACGACCATGGCGGCCAAGTGCGGCCGGAACCTTAGCAACAGCGCCACGTACGACCCGGCCGCTGAGGTAATGGGCATTGACTGGCACAAGGAATTCTCCAACCCGTTCCCCGAAGACTCCAAGAAACTTGACGGTGAATTTATCCTGCCATGAACCAAGCCTATAACCGTTCCGTGGGAGACTGGCCATCGTTCCCGGCCTATGACCTGATGTACACCGACCCGCCTTGGAACGAAGGCATCATGAAGCTTTTCCAAAAGTCGGCCATGGTAAAAACCGGCCGGGCGTCAAAAGAAACAATGAAGGACGCGCTCAACCAGCTATTTGCTTCAGCGCACCGCGACAAGCCGATGCTGGTGGAGTTCTCGGCCCGTGGCTGGGACAAGGTGGTGGAGATAGGAAAGTATTGCGGCCACCGGTACACCGGTCACGCGCTGGCGTTGCAATGCAACGGCAAGCCGATGGTGGTGCTGTCCTTCAACACCGATTATCTGACGCCCACGCTGGGGCTGGATGAAGAAGGCTGCATCCGGGCGGCCATTGCGGCCCTGAAGCCGGGGCTGGTGTTTGACCCGTTTGCCGGGCTGGGCGTGACAGCAGAAATAATCATCAAGTGCGGGGCAAGGTTCATAGGCGGAGAAATGAACGGTGCCCGGTACGCGGAACTAAAAAAAGTGATTGATAAATCCAACCAATGAAAACTGACATCCTCATCCTCGGTGCAGACGGGCAGCAAGGCATCATCGCCACCCGGTTCCTGTCACAGCGCGGCCACAGCATCGTGGTGGCCGACATCTACCGGGACAACGTGCAGAAGGAAATAGACCATGCCGGCGGCAAGATACCGTTCCAGTTCTGCGACCACCGCCACACGTACATGCTGCGGGACATCCTTGAACGGTTCCAGCCGCGCATCGTGCTGAACTGTGCCAGCGACTTTTACAATGACGGAGTGCTTCAGGCGTGCATTGATTTCAACACTCACTACGTGGACCTGGGTTCGGACATACCGGGCACCGCCCGCCGGCTAATCCGGCATCAGGAAGTGAAGGCGGCCGGGCTGACAGCTATCATGGGTTGCGGCAGCGTGCCGGGCATCGGCAGCGTGATGATGAAGCACATGGCCGGGCAGATGCATTCCGTGGAGAGCGCTGAGGCTGGTTTCGCATGGGACAGCAACATGAAAGACTTTGTGCCGCCGTTCTTCCTGTACGTGGTCACGTTGGAGCTGAGCCTGCCGGCGCTGGTGATGGAGAACAATGAGCTGGTGACGGTGCCGCCGCTGAGCGAATCTAAATGCCGGGAATTTGAACTGCTGGGTGAGCAGGTCGTGTATCTGGTGCCGCACTCGGAGGTTTATTCATTCCACCACTATTTCAAAGACAAGGGTTTGAAGAACGTGAAATTCTTCGCCGGGTTCCCGGCGCACAGCAAGGCCGTGATTGACTCTCTGATTAAAATGGGTTTCCAGCACGACCAGCCCGTGATCGTGGTGACGGATGCCGGGCCAACCAAGGTGCAGCCGTGCGACTTCCTGACGGCCATGAGCAAGCGCATACCAACGCCGGCCGGGTACAAGGAATCTGAAAACCTGTGGGTGACGGTGCGGGGCGAGGTCAACAAGCTGCCGGTGGTGGGCCACATGGAATGCATCGTGCCGCCGCTGCCCGGCTGGGAAGAATACGGGTGCAACGTGGACACCGCCTTTCCCGCCTGCATCATCACAGAAATGCTGCTGGAAAATTTCATCACTGACCGGGGTGTGTATTGCCCGGAAGGCATCATCCCAGAAATGGAATTCTTCAACCGGCTGAATGCGCTGGGCTTCACGTTCAAAGGCGATATAAAACCAGCGCTGTGAAGTTCTACATCAAAGATAACGTCTGGGAGGCCGCGCTCAAACGGATGCGCTGGCTCTTCGATGAATTCCCGAATGTGCTGGTCGGCTTCAGCGGCGGCAAAGACAGCACCATCATCTTGAACCTTGCGCTGCTGGTGGCCCGTGAGAAAGGGCGGCTGCCGCTGAAGGTGATGTTCGTGGACCAAGAGGCCGAGTGGCAGGCCACGGTGAACTACGTGCGCCTCGTCATGGAAAACCCGGAGGTTGAACCGCTGTGGTACCAGATACCGATTCAGATGGTCAACGCGACCAGCCAGATTGACACGCAGCTGTACTGCTGGGAGCCGGGCAAGGAAGATGTCTGGCTGCGGCCCAAAGAGCCGAACGCCATCAAGGAGAACACCTACGGCACGAACCGGTTCTTTGAACTGTTCGAAGCCATCCTGACCAAAGACTTTGCCGGGCTGAAGACCTGTTATCTGGCCGGCGTGCGGTGCGAGGAAAGCCCGAGCCGGTTCCAAGGGCTGACGATGCATGAAACGTACAAGGGCGCGACCTGGGGGAAATGCTTCAACAAAAAGGCGCAGCTGCATTTCACCATGTACCCGATTTATGACTGGGCGCTGGGCGACGTGTGGAAGGCCATCAATGACAACGGCTGGCCGTACAACGAACTCTATGACCATTATTATCGGTACGGCGTGCCGCCGAGCAAGATGCGGGTCAGCAACGTGCATCATGAAACCGCCGTCAAGAGCCTGTTCCATTTGCAGGAGATAGAGCCGGAAACGTATCAGCGCCTGACGCAGCGCATCCAAGGCATAGACATGGCCGGCAAGATGAACAAAGACGATTATTTCATCCATGACCTGCCCCACATGTTCAAAGACTGGCGGGAGTACCGGGATTACCTGCTGGAAAACTTAATCGCCAACCCGGAATGGCGCGACGGCTTCGCCAAGAAATTCAAATGGATGGAGGAAATCTGGCTGGACAAGGCGGGTGACAAACTGTTCCGGCTGCACATCAACAGCATCCTGACCAACGACTATGAGCATGTGAAGCTGGCCAACTGGTGCTGCTCAATCGAGAACGCTTTGCATTTACAGCTCAAGCAAGGAAAGGTAGAGTTACGAAAATGAAACTGCCCGCCGAAGTAAAAAATATAATCACCAAGCTGATGGCCGGCTTGGACACCCCGGCCCGCCGGCAGATGTTTATAGGCATGCTGAGGGAGTACCTGCATGACATATCCGATCTGAAAGACCCCATTGACCACGTGCGCTGGGTGCCCATCGAAATGGTGCAAAGCAACAATTACAATCCGAACAGCGTGGCCTCAAATGAAATGCGCCTGCTGCACACCAGCATCAGCCATGACGGCTACACGCAGCCGGTGGTGACCATCTGGGACGAGAAGCTGGGCAAGTACATCATCGTTGATGGTTTCCATCGGTACACGACGATGCGCAATTTCCCGGACATCAAAGCCGCCCGCAACGGGCTGCTGCCCATCGTGGTCATTGACAAGCCGATTGGCGACCGCATGGCCAGCACCATCCGGCACAACCGGGCCCGAGGTAAGCACAGCGTGGCCGGCATGGGCAGCATGGTGTTCGAACTGCTCAAGCTGGGCTGGGGCGACAACCAGATATGCAATGAGCTGGGGCTGGAACCGGACGAGTTGCTGCGGCTGAAGCACATCACCGGCTTCGCCAAGCTGTTCAAGGATGCAAAGTTTAGCCCGTCCTGGGTCACCGAAAACCAAATCAAAATACAAAAATCACATGAGCGAAAAGCCGCAGCTTGAAATCATAAACGTGCCTATCACGGAGATAATACCGTACTGGCGCAATCCGCGGAACAACGAGGCTGCCGTGCAGGTGGTGAAGGCGTCGATCGAAAGGTTTGGCTTCACGCAGCCCATCATCCTCGACACGGAGAAGACCATCATCGCCGGGCACACGCGATACATGGCCGCGAAGCAGCTGGGGCTGGCCACATTGCCCTGCGTCATCAGCCTGATGGACGAAGCCAAGGCCAAGGAGTACCGAGTCATTGACAACAAGAGCAGCGAGGCGGCCACATGGGACACGGACAAGCTCATGGCGGAGATCCGTGAGTGGCAGACGCCCGCCGAAGTGCAGGCCATGATGCCTGACTTCAACATTGCCGAATTTCTGAACAAGGTCAGCACGCCGGCCCCGGTGCCGACCAACGAAAAGATTGCCGCACTGGGACAGCAGATGCAGGCCGGCGTCGCCCAGATAGGCAGCGCCACCCGCAACCTCGTGGACATGAGCTGTCCGGGCTGCGGTAACGTGTTCCAAGTTGACCGTGACGAAGTGGCCCGGAGAAGCTTCTACGTGCCGGTGGCCAAGCCGCCGGAACCAGAGGTAGCCGAGCCCGTCCCGGTGAAGCAAAAGAAACCAGCAAAAAAGAAAGGCAAATAGCATGCACTACAAGAACGGCCGCGAGGCCAAGAACAATGACCCGGTGGTTTATCCCAACGGCATAGTCGGCACCCTGCACGACATCAACCCGAACTGCACCAGCTGCAATGGTCAGGTGGCCACAGTGGTGCCGGGCGGCGTGACCCAGCACTTCGTCAACCTCGGTGACGGCTACCACGCGCAGGATGCACTGGACGCGGTGGAAGCCACCACGGCCACGGCGAAAGCCAACGCGCCCGCCGCCGCCAATGCCGCAGAGGTGCCGCCGGTGAAGCAGGAAATGAGCTAGGCAACAAACCGATGCTGCGCCCGTTGACACCAGAGGCCAACGGGCGCAGACTTAACGAACAACGATATGAATAAACAGATTGAGCAAACGATTTACGAACTGAAGTGCCAGCGCCAAGACATTGACCGTGCCATCCAGCTGCTCGAGGATGCGGCGGCAGCCATGGGCAAGCTGGGCGCTGCGTTCAAACAGGCATCCGTAACCGTGCCAGAGCTAGGCAAAAAACTTTCCAAAACAAAGTCGCCTGAGCCGGCGGCCAAACGGAAGGACACGCGCAAAGCACCCCAGACCCCGGACGAGGCCAAGGTGAGCGTGGACAAACTGCTCACCGACCCCGAAACCTTTGCGGCCGCCGTGAAGAAGGTGATGCATGAATCGGCCAAGCCCCTGAGCGTCACCGAAATCTTTCAGGCGGTGCAGACGCGCTGGCCGGGCGTGATAGGTGAAAAGGATGCCAGCAACGTGGCGGCCAACGTGGCGTACTGGGCCGCGAACGGTAAGCTCGAAAAGCTGGGCATGGGCAGCCTTGTCACCTTCAAAATAATTGACGCTGATTTCTTCTCTCCGAAAGACTGAGCCGTGAAGGTCAAACGCTATGCGCACGGTGACATGACCGACCTGACCCTGCCGCTGTACGAGCAGCAGGAGAAGGAGACTAGCGTGGCCTATGCGGCCTTCAGGGTGTATCTGGAACTGGGTGACGACGTCCGGTCAATCCCAAAAGTAGCTGAAAGGTTGGCTAAGAGCGGGTCACTGGTTAATCGCTGGTGCGGCCGCTGGCACTGGGTCAACCGGGTTAAGGCGTGGAACCTGAAGCAGACCCGCGAGGCTGAGGCCGCGCTCCGCACCCAGATGCAGAGCAGCGCCAAGGAGTGGGCGAAGCGGGAACAGTCGCTGCGGGAGGGTGAATGGCAGATGGCAGAGGCTCTCATGGCCAAGGTGAACCAGATGCTGCAAATGCCCATCATCCGGCAGACGCAGACCCAGGAACAATTCAGTGAGGACGGCAAGACGGTGATTCGAAACGTGACCATCGTGGAGCCGGTCAAGTTTGATTTTGGAACTGCAGGAGGTTTGATAGCACAGGTGAGCAAGCTGCGGCGGCTGGCCACGGGCGTCGAGACTGACCGGGTGCAGACCACGGTGGACACCAACGGCAGCCAGCCGGCACAGGTGGTGATAATGCTGCCCGACAACGGCCGCCCCATGCAACCGGGTGCCATCCGGGTGGCCGGCAGCCCCAAAACCGCCCCGGCAAGCCCCGAGGCAGCCCCGGAGGCCGCTTTGCCGGCCCCGGAAGCGCCCAGCACGCCAAAAGAGGCATAAAACGCTGGAAATAGGCTTATACGCAATTTGTATCGCAAATGGACACAGCCACACAACCAGCCCTAGAGCAGCAGGTGAAGATAGCCGCCCAGCCGGGGCCGCAGACGGGTGCGCTCAGCTGCCCGGCCGACATCCTGATTTATGGTGGCGCTGCGTTCGGCGGCAAGACCTTTGCGCTGCTGATGGAGCCGCTGCGGCACATCCAGATACCGAACTTCAGCGCGGTGATATTCCGCAAGACGTACGTTGACATCCACAATGAGGGCGGCTTGTGGGACAGCTCACTCGAACTGTACCCGCTGGCCGGCGGCCGGGGCAGCGAACACAATTCCAGCTGGCGCTTCCCGAGCGGTGCGACGATTCGCTTCGCGCACATGATGTACGACAAGGATGTTCTGAACTGGCAAGGCAGTCAGGTGCCGCTGATTTGCTGGGATGAATTGACGCATTTTTCTGAGCGCATGTTTTTCTACATGATGTCCCGCAACCGTTCCGCCACCGGCATCAGCGGTTACATCCGAGCCACGTGCAACCCGGACCCGGACAGCTGGGTGCGCCGGTTCATTGACTGGTGGATTGACCCGGACAGCGGGTACGCAATCCCGGAGCGGAGCGGCGTGCTGCGGTGGTTTATCCGGGTGAACAATAAGCTGGTGTGGGCAGATACCCCGAATGAGTTGCGGGCGCAGTACGGCAGCGACCAGCGACCCAAGAGCGTTACGTTCATCCCGGCCAAAATCACGGACAACAAAATCGGGATGGAACGCGACCCGGCATACCTCGCCAGCATGATGGCGCTGCCGCAGGTTGACCGGGAACGGCTGCTGGGCGGCAACTGGAAGATTCGCGCTGCGGCCGGCATGTGCTTCAAGCGGGGCTGGTTCACGGTGGTGCCATTCAGCATGGTGCCGATGAAAGGCCGGACGCTGCGCTACTGGGACCGGGCGGCCACGGTGCCCAGCCCGGAGAACCCCGACCCCGACTGGACACGCGGCCTCAAGGTGCGCCGCTGCCCGGACGGAAACTTTTATGTGATGGACATGCAATCGGTGCGCGAGCGGCCGCTGGGCGTCAAGAAGCTTATCCTCAACACCGCGTCACAGGACGGCACGCGGGTGGAGCAGGTGCTGGAAGGTGACCCTGGCTCAGCCGGCGAGTTTGAAGTGGATGCGTATATCACAGCGCTCGCCGGGTACCCGGTGCGCACGAACAAGCCGACGAAAAACAAATTTGAGCGAGCCAAGCCGGCTATGTCACAGGCGGAAGGCGGCAAGATATTCGTCGTGGAAGGAAAATGGAATGACGAGTTTTTCACCGAGCTTGAGAACTTCAGCGACGATGATGACGAGTACGCGCATGATGACATCGTGGACACGCTGAGCGGTAGCATCAACGTGCTGACGGTGGCCAGCACCGGCTTCACCAGTGCGAGCCAGCTGCGGGCCGGGCAGGTGACCGCCTCGCCATTTTCATCTGTTGACAGGCTGAGCCCGTCTGACTTAGGATTGTGACCGTAACAACGAACCAACGAATAACAATGAGCAAAAAAGATTCGACACCGAAACCGCCCGGAACTATAAAACGCATCATGGCCCGCCTGACCAAATGGCAGCAGCAAGTTTTCCTGACCCCGGCACAATCGCGGGCGGTGGCGCAGGAGCAGCTGGACGCGGTGAACCGCGGACTGGCGCAGCAACGGCAGCTGCTCACAGAAAGCATCTGTGCGCTGGCGAAAGAAAAGACCAAGGCCACCAGCACGGTGTTCGAAGTAAAGCTGACCATCAACCGGGCCGCGCTGGACACCATGGTGGGCGAGGCGGCCGCGCTCGAGATTGCGGTGGTGATGGCGCGGAAGATAATTGAACGTCACCGGGCGCTGAATGCGAATGCCAAAGCCAAAAGCAAATGAGCTACGCGCCCATGGCAAGGCCATTACCATTACCGCCGCCATCAATGACGGTTGAATGTCAATACGGCATCGCCATCGGTGATCCAGCCGGCAGCCTTCCGCCACCGCATCAGTTAGAATCCTTCGAGCAACCCAAACCCAAAGACCCGCGCACCTTTATCGGGTGGGCGTTGAAAGCGTTCCTAACATGAGCCTACCAACCTGTTCCAGCTGCCAGTTCTTCCAGTTGCCGCACGGAGAGTCGAAAGGATTTTGTTACGGGCTGCCGCCGGCTGTCTATCCCAGCGGGGCGCAGCAGGTCAACCCGCCGATGGTGAAGCTGAACCGGCCGATGTGCAGCTTGTATCAGGGGCTGCCGGATGGGCAGCCACCAAACGCCAAGGTCAAGACCAGCCCGGAGACACCGGGCGATGCGGCCAAGCTGGCGCACGCGCAGAAAGCTGCGGACGAGGTGGAGATGCCTAGCTGGGTGCCACCGCTGCGTGATGCCGGCAAGGTTCCGCGCAAGAAATAATCTACGGTGACATATACAGGGCGAGGCTGGGCGTCCTGAAGAAATACAAGGGTGATGCACAGGCTGACTGTAGAACGTGAGTACGTGTTCGTGTTCGTGTGCGTGCGCGTACGCCCGGAGAATTACAGCCTAATCTAGCCGACCCGCCAGATTGAGATTGTCAGAGTGGTCTAATGATGATTGCGGTAGAATGCTTGTAAAAGAGTCCGCTGACTCGTTTGATGAAGGCATCCATGGGTTCGAATCCCATACTCAAATCTATAATCGGCAAATAAAAGTTGCATGCCGCCGCCGCCCTGATGTACAGAATGCTTCGTGGCAAGTATTTTCGGAAACATTTTCACCCGGCCAAAGCTGTCATTGACAGTTGAAGGCAGCGACAACTTCACCGCCCGCTCTGTTCGTTCCACCGTGGCCGCCGCCTCAGTGCCCGCCGTGCGGGCCAGTGTGCGGGCCGAGTTGCCGGCGTTGCGTGCCCAGCAGGCGCTGCCGGCGCAGCAGCCGCCCCGGTACGGCGACCAAGGGCTGCGCAACCGAGCGGTGCAATCGGACCCGCTGGGCGACTGGTACCTGAATCTCCCGGACAAAGTTCCGCCGAAACAAATCTCCTCAATTCTCCGGATGGCGCTCGCGGGCAACATCTGGCAGCAGACGCAGCTCTCCCGGTTGATGGCTGACAGCTGGCCGGTGTTTGCCAAGTGCTGCTTCGAACTGCGCACGGCGATTTCGTCAGCGAAGTACGTGGTGCATCCGTTCACGCGCAAAGACGAGAAGCCCAGCGCCAGCGCGGAGGCCAAGGCCGACCTGGTCACCGAGGCGCTGAACAGCGGTTTCCAGCCGGACCGCTTTGCTGACGAGGACGGCATCAACGGCATGGTGTTTGACCTCACGGATGCAATCGTGAACGGCGTCAGCGTCACGGAACTAATCTGGAACGAGGACGAAACCATGGTGCGGGCATCCGCATGGGTCCACCCGCGCAACCTTGCTTTCACACCGGACGGCCGCATCGGCGTGGCGTACGCGGCGGAGAGCGGTTACATGAGCTTCAGCAATCAGGTGCGGCACGACCTGATGGATGACCCAGATAAATTTCTGGTGGCCAAGTTCAAGAGCAAGAGCGGCAGCTACCTCGGGGCCGGCTGGATGCGCAAGTTGACGGCGTACTGGGTGATGATTGTTTACGGGCGCGACTTCTACATGAACTTCGCGCAGAAGTACGGCAACCCGTTCTTTGACATTGCGTACGATGCCACCGTCACCGACCAGACCGAAATCAACAAGTTCGAGGAACTGGCGAAGATGGCGGCGAACCAAGGTTTCTTGGTACACCCGAACAGCACCGAGGTAAAGATTGGGGCTGCGCACACGGCCGGCGCGGATAACGCGCAGCTGGCGATGATGCGGCTAGCCGACGAGCAATGCACCACGCTGATGCTGGGGCAGACCCTGACCAGCTCCGCCCCGGTGAACGGCGGCACGCGGGCGCAGGGTGACATCCACGCGGATGTGCGCAACGAGCGCATTCAGGAACATTGCCGCTGGATTGCCAGGATCCTGACCGAGCAGTTGGCGGACAGCATCTGCCGGGTGAATTTCGGTAAGAGCTACGAGGTCAACCCGGAGCGGCCCACCGTGGAACTGGACACCACGCAGCAGCTGACCATTCAGGAAAAGGGAACGATTCTCAAGGACGTTTCACAGACTCAAATACCCATCAAGGCGGAAACCTTCTACAAAAAGATTGGCGAAGAAATGCCGCAGCCCGGCGACTTGGTGCTACAGGGCGGGCAGCTGGTGATTTTGGAAGAGCCGATGACGGCGACAGAAAAAGGGCAAAAAGATTTTGACACCCAGCTGCAACAGCAGAAAGCTGTCAACAACGAATTCGGGAACCCTGACCATTTGGACGAGCAGGGAGTGCAGGCGGCACTGGCCGCAGCCAGCCCGGAAGACCGGATGGAGTTTGAGCAGTTGGTGACGGCGGCGGAGCGGGCACCGCATGCGAACGGCGAAATTACTTTGGTGCAGGCTAAGCTGAAGCAGTTGGTTACGAAATCAAGAAAATGAAAACGCGATTCAATAAATGGACCTTGGGACTGATTGCAGTCGGTGCGGTCAGCCCGGCCAGCATGCAGAACATGGTCAAGGCGCATGAGGCCACGGGCCACGTGACGATGCGTGAGCATGTGGACAAAATGCACAAGGCGGTGAACAAGGCCATTCAGACGGATGAGCGTTTCACCACGCCGCCGCCCGCCAATGGTGCCGGCCCCAGCTACAATTCCCGCCCGTACTGTCTCGACATCACCACGCCGGACGGTGACGGCCAGCACCACGCGATTATCCAGACCGCCAAAGGCGAACTGGTTCGGCACGGCTTCGACTTCGACAAGGATGAAGGCACCTGCAAACTGGTGGAAGGCGACAGCTGCCCGACTGAGCGCACCAGCGTCTATGCGCGGGAGCTTGAGCGGCATGAGGCCATGGTGAAGGCGACGGAAAACATTTTAACCTGCCGGGGCACCAGCGGCGTGAAGCTGGCTGCGAGCGAGCCGTGGGTGGCTGGCAAATCGGTGAGTTACATATATGCGCCGGGCGGCGTCACGACCATCAGCGCCGGCTTCCGCAAAAACGAATCCATCACTGCGTGCGTGTTGGTGGATGAAAACACGGCGGCCGATTTGCAGGACAGCTTTGACTTTGTGGCGGCCACGGAGAAACAGGAGCCGTACGCCGATGAGGATCATGAGGCCAAGAAGGCCACGCTGCGGTTCCCGGCCGACAAGGTGAAGTTCACGTACGGCACGCTGCGCGGCGAGGAAGGCATCATCGTGCAAGGCGCGGAGCCGACGAGCTACGGCGCGGAGGCGGTGAACGGCAAGGTGTACGCCAGCTGGTCGCCTGAGTTTGCGCTGGACGCGGATTACGCGAAGGCCAAGTGCAAGAAAGGCCACTGGACTTTTCCGGACGGCGTGCGCGGCAGTGCCAGCAACCCGGCCCGGATGGTGGCGGTTAGCTTTGTGACGGGTGCGCTGACGAACAAGCCCGCGTTCAAGAACATGCCGCCGGTGAAGGCGAGCAAGGTGGAACTGGACGCGGACGGCAACCCGATTGTGCCGGCGGTGGACAAAGATGCGTTCATTGCCGGGCTGGACTTGCTAAACGCGAAGAGCGTCAGCGAGCGGGAAGAATTTGTGAAGGCGTTTGACCCGGCCGGCGCGTGCGGCTGGCTGCGCGAAGGGCTGGGGCTGCCGCTGGTGCAGGCTGGGTCACCAAAGGGGAATAAGAACGCGGCGGGAAAGCACGGTGACCATGCCTTCACTATGGGCAGCAAGGCTACGCTGGGCAGCATGATTGCGCACGACCACCCATCAATCGAAAACCACGGCCGGGCCAAGATTGGCCACGCTGAAGCGCACACAGCGCACAACGTGGCGGCCGAAGCGTATGAAAAGGAAGGCAACAAATTTGCCGCCGGCTTGCATCGCCACAATGCTGCGTTCCACGCTCAGCAGGCAGCTGACCATGAAAATCAAGAAGGCCGCAATCTTGCCGGCCGCCTGATGGTTCACCCGAAGCATGGCGAAGTTTTCGTGGCCAAGCATGAAATCACTGACGGCATTTGCCACATTGAAAAGCTCTCTGGAGGTTCACTGGGCAAGTGCAAGCGTGACGAGCTTAAGCACGTCACCCAGTCGGCAACCGCCGCCCCGGCCGCAGAACCGCCGGTGGTGAAGGCTGAGAATGCGCCGGCCCCGGAAGCATTGGCCGTGGAGTTGGACAAGATTTACGCCCGTGCATTTGGTGAGCGTCAGGTCATTGACCAGATTGCGAGCCGGGTGCCGGCCACCAAGACCCGGGGCGACCTGGATAAAATTTATTCCCGATTGGGAGTGAACGGCTAATCAACCCGCAACAGCCGAACAAGCGGAACAACAAAATAAACATCATGAACAAAATCAAACTGACAAAAGTTCCTGCCGAATCGAAGCTGAAGGCGGGAGATTGGGTGACGGTTGGTGGCGCTGAAATGGATACGCTCCGCGCATCCGGCCACGAATTCATCACGGAATCCGAAGACCGTCTTATCCGCGCCCGCGAGGTGCAGGTGGACAACGCCATCAAGGCGTCCAAGGCGTTCGCTCCCAAAGAGGACACCTCGGAAATCCGGGCCACGGCGCTGACGCTGGAAGCCACGAAGGATGGGCTGGGCGTCCAGTACATCAACAACCTGCCGGCGCGTGCCGAAACGAATCTCAGCCAGCGCGTGACCGCGCATGAAGCCGGGTTCGTCACGGGCAGCCGCATTGACCTTGGTGAAACCGGTCTGCGCGAAACCGTCCGTGGTTTCCTTCAGGCCAGCGAGCAGGATTTCAAGCTGCTGGAACACGGCGGCATCATCAAGGCCACCAAGAACGACGCCAAGGGGATTGCGGATGCAGTTTCCGCGTCACAGGCCCGGTCCATGATTGCCGCGAAGATCGCCGGCATGATTCAGGCCGGCGGCGATTTCCGCTTGACGGAAGACTTCGTGAAGGCCGCTTATGACGGCTACGCTGACCCGGCCGGCGCCCTCGGTGTGTTGAACACCGCGCTGACCCTTCAGTGGAACTTGGGCCACTTGGAAAACCAGCTCATCATGATTGATGACATCACCACGGACCTCAGCGGTACCCCGGTGAAGTTCAACGAGCAGGCCCGCACCCGGTACATCAAGGTGCCCGGCGTGCAGCTCAAGACGGCTTCCTCGTCCTGGTCGGGTTCGACCGGCAACGATGTTGACGTCAACGTGTTGATGAACAACTATGCCGGCGTCCCGATTAGCATCAACAACGTGCTGCTCGGTTCCACCGCCCGCCAGCTGATGAACGAGCAGAAGGCTCCGCAGCTGTACGGTCTGGCGGAATACATCCTGTACACGCTGATTAGCACTGCCATCAACGGCAGCACCCGGTTTGATAACACCGGCACCGCCACCAGCAACATCACGGCGGCCTCTGGCTTCATTGACCCGACCTTTGGTAAGGGCTATTTCAACGTGGCCGGAGCCACGCTGGCGACCTTTGTGGCGAGCCTCCCGGCGGCCATGGACCTCTCCAAGTTCCCCGGCGGCGACGAGGAACCCGGTGTGTCGGACTTGCTCCGCTACGTCTGGGCTCACACCAGCCTGTACTCGAGCATCGCGCAGGACAGCAACTTCCAGCTGAACCAGTCCATCCAAGGCATCCGGCAGGTGCCCGGTGAGAACCTGATTCGCACGGGCCGGTTCCATGAAATCGGCAATAACAAGTTCCGCAAATCGCAGCTGGTCGTTGACAACAACACCACAAGCGGTACCGGTGCGGACGGCGGCGCGAATGCGTTGTTCGTGGTGCCTGGCTCCTACAGTGCGGCGAAGGTGGTCGGCATCAGCGGCACCCGCAGCGGCCTCTTGTTTGTGTCCCGCGTCCCGCTGGATTACACCAAGGTGCTGCCGGAAATCCCCAGCACGGCGGCCATTGAACTGTTCAGCACGCCGAAGCTCGGCATCACCTTCATGATTGTGAAGTATCTGGACCATGCTCAGGAAGTCGCCAACATGCGCGCTCAGCTCATGTGGGGTAACGGCATTGGTGACGAGCGCCAGTTGATGCTCTTGCGCCAGCAATAAGATTCCGATAACGTGAGGGCTGCGGCCGGGTGGCTGCGGCCCTCACAAAACCAAAACAAAATAAACTGAATAAATATCATGAGCAAATACCACTTCCTCTATGGCTCCAAGGTCAGCACCGTGGAGCATGAAAACGACAAGGATGCCGCTGAAGCTGCGGCCAAGGATGAAAACGTGCTGCGCGTGCAGAACGATGACACCCGGAAACACGTTTACGAAAAGACGGCTAAAGCTGTGGCGAAATTCGCCGCGCTGCTGCTGGCTTTTGTGATGCTGATGGGTATGGCTGCCTCGGCGGCCACGGTCATTGGCGTGAACGGCATCGTTGGCAACCCGTCTTATGCTGTCATCAGCACCAGCGGCACGACCAACTCGACCAGCCAGCCAACCAACGGGCTGTACACGGCCGGCATCGCGGGCAACACGATTGAGACGAATGTGTTGTTCCTCAATGCCGGCGGCACGCAGGACGGTGACGTAATCGTTCAGTTCATCGCGTCCGCCACCGCCGCCTCGACCACCAACGTGGTGTTTGTGCTGTCCAGTTCGGTGCAGCCGTTGTACATCACCAACAACCCGACCACAGGCGCGAACGGTTCGGCTAGTCCGCGGCAGACTTATGCCACGGTGACGATGGCGTTGAACGGTACTGCGCTGGTCACGACCAACGTGGTATTCAGCAAGTTCAGCACGCCGCCGCTGGCGAATGGCTTGAACCTGTATCTGGAAAGCATCCAGAACGGGGCGGGCACGGCGAGCTTGACCAACTACTCCGTGTTGTCGGTGCAATAAGCTGCCCCAACCTCAATAACAACATGCCGCCGGTCATTTGAACCTCTCACTTGGCCGGCGGCTTTCAATTTTATGGCGACGAACTGGATAATCCCAACCGCAGATGATGTGGCGAAAGTCATCAGCTTGGAAGTGCTCGCCAAAAGCAACGAGAACATTGACGGCGACAGCATCACCGCCGCGCTGGCCAGCCCGGAAACCCGCCGCACGTACGACCCGACCCTGGATGACCGCTGCACGGCGCAGATTGTCTTCGCGGTGAACCAGCTGCGGGCGGCCATCCAGCTGAACGCCAAGATACCGCTGAGCATCACGCCGAATGCGGTGCCCCCGGAAGCGCTGCGGCATGTGCTGTACCTCGCGGCGTACGGGCTGGTGAACAGCACGCCGAACCTTCAGATGGTGATTCTCAGCGACAAGGGCGCGTACTCACCGCTGACGGACAATTTCAAGATTGCGAACAAGTATTTTGAAGACATCACCAAAGGGAAGCCGGTGGTGCCGCCGACTGACCCGACTGGCCGTGATTACCTGACGGCCGTGAACGTGCCGTGGTTCGGTGACCCGGCGTGCAACCCATTCCCGCTGTATGATTCCACCAAGCCGATGAATCCGCCGGTGGCCAGTGTGCGGTTCGGCGCGAGCAGCCCGCCGGTTGACCTGACCACGTACAACAGCATCTTTCAAGCGCCGGCCCCGTGGTGGTGGCCGGGCAACCTAGGCATGCCGTGACCGGTGTATCAAACATTGACAGTTTAAGCAGCCGCACAGCCCGGTTGCTGGGCACCCGCGCCAATTTCGGCCAGCAGCGTGCGCCAGCGCCTGTTTCCCGCACTGAAATCGTCCCGGTGGCCAACCTTGCTGCCCGAGCGGTCAACCTGCTAAAAACGGCCGCTGCGCACCCGCATGCCGGGCGGCCGGGCAAGGTCGGCGGCAGTGTGGCGGAGAAGCACGGACTGGTGCCGGCCAAGGGCATTCTGGGCAAGCTGGGTTATCACCACAGCAGTGACCCGGCGGTGCGGGTGAGCGCACAGGTGGACAAGGATGCGGTTTTCGTGACCCGGCTGGACGCGGTGGAGCAGGGCAAGGGGCACGGGAGCGCGGCCCTGAAACGGATCCAGAACTTTGCGGCGGAGACAGGCCGGCGCGTGGAACTGACGGCCGGGGCGGACAGCCCGGAGCTGCAGGAGCGCTTGAACCGGTTCTATGAAAAGCACGGGTTCACCAAAAAGGAAGGCGGCCAGCATCCGGGCTACGTGTGGCACCCGGCGAAGGCGACATTATTTGAGCGCACCTTGAATCTTCTGAAAGCCGCGGAACATCCGCACGCCGGCCGACCTGGTCAGGTTGGTGGCAGTGCGCCCGGCCGGGCTGTGCCAATCCCGCATTTTTCATCCCGGCGCGTGAGTGATTTGCGCGTGGACAAGACCGCGTGGCTGGCGGGCGGCGGCGACCATGATAAAGGGCACGCAATCGTTTCGAAGTATTACAAGGCTGGGGCGTACGCGAAGCTGGTCACCAAGGGGCATGTGCTGGTCCCGATGCCATCCACCAGCGGCCGGAACATTTTGCCGCACGCATTGGCTGACCGCATCAGCGCCGACCATGGAGCCCCGGTGTTCACTGAGCATCCGGCCACAGCGACGGCGGTGAAAGAGGCGAAGCACAAGAGTGGGTACTTTGCGAAGCTGGCTGACCCGGTGGGTTATCAGGCGGAACCAGCGGCCATGCGCCGGCTGAAAGAGTTGAACCGGCCGGTCATCATCACCGAGGATGTCCACAACACCGGCGAAAGCTGGCTGGCTTTCAAGCGCACGCTCGAGGCGCATGGTATCACGGTGGCCGGTGTGGCGGCGTTGACCAGCACGGAAACGCGCATGACCAGCCCGCGAGACATGGAACGGCTGGCCGGCAAGGTGGCCAAGGCAACGGGCCTTCCGCTTGACAAGGCGACGGCCTCGGTGCAAAGTTTGTTTAGTGGAACATTCAAACAGCTGTTCAACAAAGCCGAAGCTGCCATCACCCGGCAGCCCGCCGATGCTCAGCGCCTCATTGACATTGCCGCCGGGCACCGCCGAGCGAGTGACGAAGCGCCGGGCCGTGGCGCAGGAAGTGACGAGCAAGTTCTGGGCGTCATCCAAAAACCCGAACCGGGTTTAATTCTCCAAGCCTCTACGGTATCATTTGATACCAGTTCCCACGATGCCGCCCGTGACGCCGCGCAATCCATCTACGAGCAGGCTGCGCTGCATGCTGTCCACCTGAAGAAAGAGCGCAGCAAGAAAGCCACGATCGACGCCGTGCTGCTCCTGCTCTTGCTGGCCGGGGAAGATGCGTTTGTCGAAACCACCAAGATTTTGGACAAGCAATGGGGCAAAGAAACCCGGCTGGAAGCTGAGCGATTCGCCGCCGCCCGGCAGCCCGTGCTGAAGAATTTTGCCGCCGAATTTTCCGCCAAGCTATCCGCTGCCCGCGAGGCGGCCGATACGTCTGGGTTGGATGCGGCGGTCACTTTGCGCAAGCTGCGCGAAACCGCCAAGGAGGCGGGCAAGACGATGGCGGCCACCGAGGCCCAGGTCACGTACGGGACGGTGCAGCTGGACCGGCTTCAGCGGGCCGGCTACAAGACCGTGCGCTGGCACACGATGGAAGACGAGAAGGTGCGGCCGACACATCTGGCGTGCGAAGCGCAGGGCGAAGTAAAAATCGGTGAAGCGTTCAGCAACGGGCTCAAGTACCCCGGCGACCCGGCCGGGCCGGCGGAGGAAGTTTGCAACTGCCGCTGCTATCTGGTAGGAGGTCGCCGGTGAATATGACGCTGGACACATCGCACTTTGAAGCCGACCTGCTGGCGAAGCTGAAGGACGCCCAGCCGACGATTGAGGAAGCCATGGCCAAACGGTTCCATGAAATCACGCTGGCAAACTTTGGCATCATGGGACCAGACCGGCCTACGGTGTGGCCCCGGCTATCGGACAAGGACGGCGGCCGGTACATACGCAAGGTTGGCCGGGAGATTGCCACGCTAGTTGTGACTGGCCGGCTGCGCGGCTCCGTCCATCAGGAAGGCAACGAAGTCTTTGCCATGGACGCGGAATGCCCGTATGTTCTGGCGCATCAGTACGGCAGCGCGAAGGCGCACCTGCCGCCCCGGCCGTTCTTCCCGATTGACAAGCGGGGCAAGTGCATGCCGTGGACGCTGGGCGAAGTCACTGAAGTGGCCCAGAAAGAAATCAACCATTTAATGACATGAGCATATCCGGCGGCGGCAACCCCAGCATGACGGTCAGCGAGGTTCTCAAGATAATTGAGGCGCAGCTTTGGGTGTACGCCAAGCCTCGCAACGGCAAGGTGAAAATCGTGGAGAATGAATCGCACCTTTGGGAAGAGATTTACAATGGCGGGCTGGTATCGGAGCAGCCGCGCATTTTCGTGATGTACGTGGGTGAGAAGGCGCGGGGTGAGTACGCCGGCGGTGAAAAGACCAACCTGCACCGGGTTGACCGCATGTTCGCGGTGGTGGTCATGCGCGGCCACGGGTTCAAGAACAACACGGCGGACAGCACCGGGCAGTTCAACACTCCCGGCTACTACGAAAACTTTTGTGACAGCTGTGAAACCATCCGGGACGGCATCCGGGTGCTGGCTGCCATCACCACGGAAGACATCGTGGATTACAAGGGCATCCGGCCGCTGGCACAGATAGGCCCGTCACCCACTGCGAACGTGTTCATGGATTGCAAGCTGATCGAATTTGAATGCGCGGCGGACATCCCGGCGATTCTGGCGGACGGCACCACCGGGTAGAAACGGAAAAAAAGATTTGCAAACCAACCATTGACCACACAGATTGAAACCGTTAAACGACATCATTATGAAAAAGAACCTGAAGAAATTCCTCAAAGTTTCGTTACTCACCTTCGGCATTGTTACTGCCTTTGTGCTATCGGCTGATGCCCAATTCAGCACCGGCATAACTGTGACCGGCACGACCAACGCCATGCTGCCCATCAGCGGCAGCGTGCCATCAAACAGCGTGACTTTCTATGTGCCTTTGAAACCGCTCACGCTCAGCGGCATCGTCACCAATGAGACAGCTAACCTATCATACGGGGTGGCGGTGTTCGGCAGCACGAACCCGATTTTTGTGAACACGTTGACGCTTACGTTTCCGGCCAGCGCCGGCTACACCAACGGGTCAACCTTCACTACCAACATACCCGCCCAGTCGGTGCTTTGCTATTCACTGCCGTGGGTACAGGCACAGTTCACGAATGCCGCCGGCAACGTCACCAACACCATCAACTCACCCTAACATGAAAAACAAAGCTGACCTTCGTATGGCTGCCCATGCGGCTGCCGCCAACTCCATCCAACTCAAAGAAAATTCCCTTGAGCTTTCCAAGTTCAAGGCAGCCTCATTTGAGGCGTTGAATGTCAATCCGGATTTGTACGATGAGTATAACCGGCAGCTGGTGGCGGAGCGGAACACGCTGGTCACGCTGTCAGCCCAGCCTCTGGAGCAGCCCAAAGCTGCGTAACATCATCAACCTCGCCACCATCAAAGCCATGAAACAAACTTTATTAGCCACCATCCTGTGGGTCAGCTTCCTGTGGGTCAGCTTCCTGTGGGTCAGCTTCCTGATTAACTGCGCCCGAACCTACGTGCGCCGTAACTTTCTGGGCTACGTTGACCAGCTGGAACAACAGAACCAAATGGGGTGGCCGACCACCGGGCCGACTGGCGGCGGGAACGCGGCAACCGGGCAGCACATTGCTAACGGCACCGGCACGACCCTGCTCTGGGGCACGAACAATTTCGCCAACATCACCGGCTGGTTGACAATCACCAAGGTGAACCAGAAAACCATCATGGCCTATGATGAGAACCTGCCGAACGGTGACGGGTTGACCGCCGGCAAGGTGCAGGGCATTGACGGGTCACGCTGGGAGTTGGATGTGCGCGATGACGTCAACCAGGTCACGAACGCGCTGACGGTTGGCCAGCGCCTTGTAATTCAGGACGGCGCCGGGCTGGTGCCCGGCGGCGCACGCGGGTCGCAGTATTCCTGCATCATTGCGGACCACAGTTGGGAAGCGGCTCCGAAGATGCCGGCTGGCCGCACGCTCTCGGTTGAGAAATTCCTACTCATTGCGTAATCATGGCTGATGCACCCATTATCATTCCGCCGGCCGTACAGGCCAAGATTGCGGAGACACAGGCGAATCAGGCGGCTGATGACCAGAAAGGTTCGGCCGCCTTGACCTCAGCGTTGCCCGGCCCGTTGCGTGACATCTTCGCCCCGGCTCCGGACATCAAGGCTGGAAAATATAATGTTCGCCGGTTTGTTGACCGTGATTTCATGTTTCTATCGCAGCTGGGGCACCCGTTGAACCGGTTCACGGCCATGGCTGACGGCAGCTATAATTTTGAACCGAGCGGCCCGCTGGCGTGGCAGCTGTGCTGGCTGCTCACGCGGCCGATTGCGGCGGCCAAGGATGAATTCAAAAAAGGCGCTGACCACGTGAAGGAACTGGCGGAAGACGAATTCGGTGACAACGGGGTGATTGCCATCGCAGCTTTCTTGACCACCATTGCGAAACAGATGGAGATTTACGCGCAGGGTCATTTGGAACTCAAAGAAAAGCCTTCGCCCTCGCCGGGAGGCGATGAGGCAAGCCCCCCGTCTTCGTCCCAGCCGTAGCTGACGGCCTCGGCTGGCTGGTGGACAAGACCGGGCTGCTGATGAAAACTTTTGGATGGAGCCGTGATTACTGTCTGGACGAACTGGATGGCGCAGAAGGCTGGGTGTGGTTTAATTTTTCCCGCATGAGCGAGGCCCGCATCTGGGGCACCGGGCTTGAGTTTGCCGGCGACAAAGGCGGCTACGTGCAGCAGGAAAAGAAGCGCCTTGAAAACCTGAAATAACCATGTCCCAAATATCCGTAGAACTGAAGCTGCAGCTCGACGCCGCGATGAAGCAGGCGCGGGCGGCGGCCAAGGAACTGGGCATCACCTTCAAATCGGCCGGCACTACTGCCATGGCCGCGGAAACCGACAAGGCGGCCTCGTCACAGGAAAAGCTCACCAAATCGGTAAAGACCACCAATGACCAGCTGAAGCAGCAGGCCGCGCTCGCCAAGGCGGCTGCGCTGGCCTCAGCGCAGGCGGATGTCAACCGGTTGCGGGCGGCCCGCGAGGCGGCCACAGTGGCCAGCCGGGTGCAGTCTTGGATGGGTGCGGAGCAGGGCCAGAAGTTTACCGACCCGGCGGAAGCGGCAGCGCGGTCCGCCGCAGCGGCCCAGCTTCGCATACAACGGGCCGCCCGCACGATTGGAGGCGGCGGGCTGGCCACAGTGCCACCGAACCTGAACGGCGGCGGCTTGGCCTACCCAGCGGCCACCGTGCCCGCGCCTCAGTTCAAGGTGGCTGGGGCACAGGCGCAGACGCTGGCTCAGCGGTTAGGAGGGTTGCGGGCGGCGGTGTTGCCGCTCGGGCAGGTGCTGGCCTCGTTCTACATGATAGGGCGCACCATCAACGCCATGCTGGCTCCGTTCCGCATGTTTGCCAGGATGCTCAAAGAGGCGTACGAGAACGGCAAACGGTTGTACGCGCAATCAGTTCAAAGCGGCATGGGCATCGGCATGACCCAGAGCCGCAACTCACTGGCCTCGGCGCTGGGCGTGAGTCAGAATGAAATCTACCAGTTCGGAGCGGCCATCGCGTGGATTGGCGACCGGTTCGAGAACAGCAATCGGATCCTAGCTCAGACGGCGCCGACACTGGCAGCTGTCAGCTGGGCCGGGGCGGCACTGGAACAAAGCTTCAAAGCGGTGGAGGCAGAGATTGCAAATGAATTTGCTCCGGTGCTGGTGTACCTCGAGGACGCTATCCGACTATTCGTGGAAACGATTTCAAACAGTGACATGCTGCCCGGTATCGCAAAGGAACTGGCGGACGCATTTTCAGTACTGGCGGTTACAATGAAAGTGGTCATGGTGGCCGTCAGCGGCATTACGCTGTTGTTCCAAGGATTGGCCGACACGCTGACGTGGATAATGGTAAAGGTGAACAACTTAATTGCCCTCATACCGGGTGCTGGAAAACTTGGAATCACGCCTATCATCAACAAAGATGCGAATTTCTACCACGGTTCAAAAGCCATCGTGGACGGCATCACCAAACAGTTTGAGAACAATAATCCGTTCAAGAAGGTGCAGGCACCAGCCGCGCAGGCGTACATGAAGCAGATGCCAGCCTCGGCGTGGGAACGCATGGGCTTGGTCATTGGTGCGGCCGGCGGCACGAACTACGCCAAGGAGAGCAGCCAGACGCTGAAGCGGGTGGAGGCGACCTTGCTGGCCATTGAACGATTGACGGCAGCGGGAAACAAATTCAACATCAGCCAGCCGGCCGGATTACCGGGCGGAGCATAATTTATGAAAAGCCTGACCACAGCCCCAAACGGAACGCAGCCGGTAAAGCTGCCGGAATTTTATCTTTGTGAAGTCACGCCCGGCCTGCCGGCGCGGCAGGTGAGCATTGGCGCGGGCACCGTGGAAAACCCAAACTGGCACCGGTCAATTCAAATCAGTGACGAATTCGTTTTTGTGAAACGCGGGAAACTTGCGGTGGCGGTGAGCATAGCGGACGTCATCAATCTGGCGATGGCGGTGGAGCCGGGGCTGACCTGGTCGCCGCCTAAAATCATGAAGCAGCCGGAATCCGTGGAGGCCATTGCGCCGACCCGGGCGACGTTCAAGGTGCAGGCGTCCAGTGAGTACAATATCGGGTACCAGTGGCAGGAGAGTCAGGACGGAAAAACGTGGCAGGAAATCAGCGATGAAAGCGCCAAGACTGAAACGCTCACGGTGCAATGCTCGGCCGCCGGCCAGAAATTTATTCGATGCCTTGTCTATGATGACGCAGAAACAGTTGGTGAAGCCATCACGGAAGTTGTCCATTTGACCATCATTATTTAATGCCCAACGTCCCGAACAACACGCTGGTTTCCGGTCTGGCCATGGGCATTGACTGGGAGGATGGTCAGGGCGGCCGGCTGGGCACGCCATCATTGCCGCAGCAAATCATTTACAACGGCCCGGCGGGCCAGCAGCCGACACGTAACATCACCACCGAGGAAGCCGACGATTCCCCGACCATTGAACGGGCAGAGCAATGCACCGTCCATCACACGAAAAAGGTGAGTTACGAAAACGGGAAGGCGATGCTGGGTGTTTACGGCCGTGGGTCGCTGGTGTCAGATTCGGCCGGCAACTATTACCGGGTGCTGTCAGCCAGCCTTCAAAAGCAGAAAAGCGGCCGGGCTCTGTTCACGGTCACCAGCGAGAGTATTTCATTTGATGTTCCGCCGGATGAATTCTCATGCAACCCGGTGAAGCTGGGGCTGGATATTTTGAAGCATCCCCGGTACTTCTACGCGCTGATGCCGACCAATCAGATACCGGGCTGGGCCGGTGCCCCGGACACGAACGCGCAGATTGCGGCGAAGCAGTGCATTATCCGGGCGATTCAGGCGTACCGGGAAAACCCGTTCATCCCTACCAGCGCGAACATCAACGGCATGGTGGGTCTGCTGCATGACAACACCATGATGAATCTGGTGTCGGGCAAGTTCCCGTACGCAATCAACAATCCGAACTATAATCCAGCCTGCCCGGCCACCCCGGCCCCGGCGATTGGAACCTTGTTTGCCGGTTCACTGCCTTATCCGCCGGCCAGTCCTGCACCGCCGGGCTGCACGGCGAACCCGGTTTACTATTGGTCCTATGCATCACCCGGCAGTGACCCGAACAATCACGTGGCGATGGCGCTGGCGGCCGCTCAGGAGTTGATTGGCAAACTGTGGCGCATGGAAGATACGCCGCCGGTGAGCGGTCTGGAATTGACCTGGACGGAATACTATTTCCGGCCGCCGCTGCTGAACCTCGGCGGCTACATTGAAGACCCTATTTATCAGGCCAGCCCCGGCTTACCGGATTACTTCTACAGTCCCGACAACCCGCCATCCACTGGCGATACAATCTTTGACGGCTTGAGCTATTACAATCCGCAGGTGTATAGCGCGACAGGTAACTACGGCGGCGGGACCCGAATCAGCTGGCTGCGCGATGCGGATGTGCTGGAATACCAGCGCACATGGTTTCGAGTGACCCGGCGCTGGCTGGGCGCTCCGGTGGGTGCATGGGACGCTGACATCTTCAGCCGTGGCAACCGCCCAAGCAGCCCGAGCAATTATCGAAACCTGATTCTGGGCTAATATGCCGACCTTGACTGTCAATAAGCTTATCCGGGTGCCAACGGTGCATGAAAGCAGCCGGCTGCGGCCAAGTGGCGACAGCGACGATGTACGGCAGGCGTGGAAGGCATCGCGGGCGCAGCGTGAACAGTTAATGGCGGCCATGGAATCAATCCAGCTGCTGAGCAAAAAGGTTGACACCATTCGCAGGAGAATTCTTGGTGGCGCGGGCGGTGCGGCCGGGTGGCAGTGGCAGGCTCCGTACAAAGAGATTGACCCCACGCTATTGGTCGCGCAATTCACATTCGTTTACATAACCAGCGGCAACACACTGGTGACCGCAGGAATGACCGACCTGACCAGCATGGCGAATCAGAAAGCCTGCGAAGGCATGTGGCAGGCGGCCGTGGACGTGCCAGCGACCACAGACGGCGTGCATTACAATGTGCCGACCTTTCCCTACACCGGAGCCACCGGGACACCCACAGGCTCACCGGGAAGCGTAATGGGCGACTTGGACACGGCGGGCATTTTCTGGATTTACTGGGGTCAAGTGGCTTGCTGATTTCATGAGCGCGACCAAAGTTATACGCGGCTTGTGCAAGTGCTCGTGTTTGCCATGTACCTGTGAGGACACCGGCACACCGCCCTTCGTAGCCGGCCAAGATCACACCGCCGCGCCATTCCGTTTGCGTTGCCAGCATGAATACGGGCTGGATTCGGGGATTTACCCGTTCATGCACAAAAAGTCGTCGCAGGTAGTGACCACCTACCATGCCACGCTATCGCCAGTTCCGCTACCCAAGCTGGGTGATGCGGTTGGCTCTGGTTGCCCTAGCTGCGCGCACCAAGGCGGTGGGCCTGTGACAGGAGGAACGGTGAATTGGAACTCGGCTTTTATAAATGACACCGGCCTTCCGGATAATGCATGGCTAACAATCGACAATCAGCCGCCCGAACAATTCAACGGCACGGCGCATGACCTGCTGACTGTCCAGACATTCGCGGCCGGTTCAACCGAAGATTTGGGCGCGTGTCACGCCTACGGGTTCAAGAAATACGCGGCGGCGAAGCAATGGCATGGCTGGTATCCTTGGACGTGGCCGACCGATGGATGCACGCCCTATGCTTCAACGCCGTCACAGGTGAAGTATCTAACGGTAACATACTCCGTAAGCATCGAATGGAAAATAGGAGCGGGAATTTCTGAGTCCTATAATTATCTAGGGACAATAGCGGGTGCGCGGACTATAAATCACACCACCGGTGAGATAACGGATTCGCTGGCATTCACAAATGGGAATCAGGTTTATGCGGATATACCTACTCCACATTACAGCCCTCCGGCAGAGCCGCCATTTTACATTCCAGGCCAATCAGTTGATTTAGCCACAGCATTTTCTAGCCTCATAACCACTCCCCCGCACTGCAACGGAGTTGAGCTAAATCTGCATGGTATATTTAATGGGTCGCTGGAAAATCTTGTGGATACATGGAACAGTGGCGACCCTTGGAATTTTGACCCATCTGCTGGCGTATTCATCCCGCCAACACCTCAAATTACTTATACGAAGAACCTTTGCACCAGCCAAAGCGTCACAGCCGCGCCATCGTCGGCAACAATTACTGTTTCATGGAGCAGAACCGATACGGTTTATACATTCAGCGTTAACATTGTGAAAAACAGTTACAACCTGATAAATTGCTCTGGCACAATCACACTCTCCGACCCGTACTATGCCACGATTGCGGCGGGAACACCCAGCAATGAAGATGATGGTGAAAATAATTTGCTGATAAAGTGGCCCCTGAACGGCCCGGAGCCTTGGCGACATGACCAGTTCACCAGCATTATGCCGCTGGTATGTCGCAGGGAAGTTCAGACCAACGTCACCCCGATTGATAGTTTCACAATAACCCCGTCAACCTCGGCATCGTTCAGCAACACAGTGAATGATTTGACGCTGCCGATAAATGATAGCAATGGAAACACCCCTTTTTCTGGTGGGTGGACTCCGACCTACACGCAAAGGGCATGGTTCGACCCGAAATGTTATGTCTGGTACTGGACAACTGGCGATTCAAGCAGTCACGCGGCGGCCGGATTGCGGTTGGTGATGGATGGAAACATCATCGGTGCTCCGCATCCGAACGGGGCTGGCGCGAACGGCTGGTTTGATTTTTACTACACGGACATCCGATATTGCGCCACCGACCAGACCGGAACGCCGCCCTGTTCTCCATTGTTTTTGGGGTATAATTTTGCTTACGGTGCGAATCTGGCCGAAGCCAGAATCTCACTTTCTGACAATGTGCTGTGCGATCTAAGCCTTTATTACGACAACATCCTTCCTCAAAATGCGACGCACTGGACGAATAATCATTGGGCGCACAACATCCCGCGTGGCGCGATGATTGATTTGGGGCAGGTGCAGATGTCAATTTCGGGAGTGCCAAACCCGTCAACCGCCCCGATTTTCTTCATCAAGGCGGCGTTCGCTAGGCTGCCGGTGCCTTCATATAACTTCTTCGGGTCTTGTGGAGCGTATGGGCGAACATTGATCGATGAGCCTAGCGCAAAGTATTTAAACCTGACCGGCGAGGTTGCTGGCGTCAGCGTAGCGATGTCCAGCCCGCTGCCGTCATCGCCAACGCTATCAGGTCAGAGGATTCTAATTTACGGCTCAACCGGCTCGGATGGGATCTGGACAGGCTGCACGCAAGCAACGGTGGCGGGAATAACCACGCTAACGCTCACGACTAAAGTGGCTCAGTTGCCAACCGGTTACACTCATCCTTTTGTCACCTCGCCAGCCGTGACGCCGTACTACACTGGCATTTGTGGCATACTTCGTTTCCCGGCCGCGTGGCCGATTTGTAGCCGGCAGGCAATCACCTTTGCAAGCGATGGTATCACGGGCACGATTATCAGCTTTGCATCCTCGCAGACTGGACTATGGAGCGGCGACATTCTGGATACTAATAATTCCTCAATGACGGTGGTTCAGTCCAACCAGACCATAAAACGATTTGACCTATTCCAGCATAGCCACACCTATACCGCCGGCGACTGCGTTTTCGACGGAACCAACGGGCAGCTTTGCACCACTGGCGGCACAACCGTTTTGACGCCAGCGTGGTCAACTTCGTTACTCGGCACTACCACGGCCGGGACGGCGGTGTTCACGCTGATCAAACTCGCGCCGAACGTGGACAGAGATTTTCACACAACTACCGCATCGTCGTCATTTACCGCATCGGTTTGGGCGACGAATCCCGCCACACCAGTATCCGGCTCGGCTGCGCCGGCATGGTACTGGTATGACGCCGCCCAGAAGTTCGATCTGCGCTACGGCTCATGGAATAATCAGAACCGATATGCCAATTGGGCTGCCAGCACAGCCTATGCTGCTGGGTCAGTCGTGAAAGACAGTAATGGGAATTATCAAACCGCTGGCGGCGCGGGAACGTCTGGCGGGTCTGCCCCATCTTGGCCGACAACTGCCGGTGGAACCGTCAATGACAATGGAATCACCTGGACCACGTCCTTATTTTTCAATGGCGCGCAAGCGGGCTGCCTGCCAATGTCACCCTGCTACCCGCAAGTGATCGCATTCACCCCGAACGGTGAAAGCTGGCCGAACATGACCGTGCCGGATGGCATGGGCGGAACGGCCTCGGTGGCGACTGGACAAAATCATTGGTTTGGGGCCGGCGGATTGCAATCGTTCACAGCAGACGGAGTGAGCGGCTCCCGCGTTCAGGCAAATGTTGAATTTGACCTGCCGGATTTGCTCTACCAAACACCAGCCTGCCCACCAGCCACCGGCGGCAATGTTTTTAACTGTACCGAGGATGATGGAACGCTCGACGGAATGGGTAATTGCAAGGTGGATCAAGACGCCATATCGCCATTCACGCTATACTTCGCTCCTCGCCCGCGCATGGAAGCTATTGCTGCGCCGCCTGGAGGAGCGCCACCGTTGCCGACTGATTGCTTCGGCACCGCGCTGACATGGCCAACTATGGTGCAGCCACCGAATCCGGGGCTTACATCGAATGACTACCACCTTCCGTCATACGCAGGAACATCGTTTCCAGCCTATGAGTATTGGGTTTTATACACGAACGAACTTGAAAGCATCCCGAAAAACTGCCGATTCAACCCGTATTATTACGCCCTGACGCTTGGGGGCGGCAAATGAGTTGTTCCGGTTGCAATCCAAAGGCCGGCGATTCCGCCATTGTTCAGGCAGCCAAAACCCTCGCGCATGGGGCGGTTGGCATCGTGAAATATGTCACGCGGACAGGGCTTGCGCCGTCTGCCGTCATTGCGGCTCGGCGCGAGGCTTGCAAAGGCTGCGACAAAAACGACATGGGATTGTGCGAAGTGTGCAAATGCTGGATTGCGGCCAAAAGCAGTTTGAGGCAGGAAGATTGCCCGATTGGGAAATGGGAAAAACAACTTGTTAAAACACAAAATCCAAACTAGAAAATCATCATGAGAAAGTTACTGTGGCTGCTTCCGACCATCCTGCTGGCGCTGACCGCCCCGGCCCAGACCAACATACTGTATGACAACGTGTCCAGCTTTGGTCAGGTGGGCCGCACCAACCTGACGATTACATTGACGCTGGTGCAGCCCAGGAACCGTTACAACGTGGTCACCGCGCAGTTTATCAGCAATGACCCGATCAGGACGATGACGGACACAAACGGGAATTTTGCCTTCACGAATGTGTGCTTCGGTCTTTACCGCTTTTCGCTCTCAGACTCGACTTTTAGCGCGTGGCCAGTGCAGGTGTGGCCGGACACCTCCGGCAGCAATCATCTGGGCAGCCTGGTCAATTGGGCTGTTCTTAACCCGCCCAACAACTGGTCAAACTACTTCAACATCCCTCAGATTTACGCACTGCTGGCCGGCATCAATACCGGCGGCACCGGCTTCCCGATCACTTCCAACGGCGTCACCTACTCGATTGATTCAACGGGCGGATTGCTGACCACCAACGCGACGACCACGGCGCATTCGCTGGTGGGCGCGAACCAGCACGTTTTGCGCGTTGATCAATTCGGGAATCGCTGGCAATGGGAATCGAACACGTTCAACGTCGGTATCAATACAAACATGACGCTGTTTGAGCTCACCAACGGACAGGCACGGGTGAATGGGAATGCTGTTCTTACGAATGCGGCGGCTTTCGACACCAACGGCGCGGCGGCGGCGGCGCAAAGCTACATCTTGAGCGTGGCACCGACAAACAATAGCAGCGGAACATTTACTCAATACGGATTCTGGCAATTTCTTGCGCCAGCTTTTGAGTTGGGAAATTCTTTAAGCGGGTTTCTTTGGCAGTCTCCGGTGATAACACCACTTGGCGCTGCGTATTTTTCTGGAAATGCGCTCGGAATTACCAACGTGCAGGGATCCAATATAGTCGGACCTGTTGCCATAGCCTTGCTCGCCTCCAATGCACCTGATGGAAATATCAGCGCATCGCTTAACAACGTGACCAATATTGTGAAGGTGATGACGAACGCTCTGTCCAACGGCGCATTCACGGCTAATCCGCTCACCAACGGCTCAAACCTGAACGCAGCCAACCTTACGAACACAATCCCACCCGCCGTCCTCACCGCCAGCGGCGTGGTGACGACGGACGCCACGCTTGAAAATTACATTTCTGCCGTTGGAAATCTTCAACAGCGAGAAAAAGACCATCTGCGCGGTGCGTTTGCTGATTTAACTGCCAATGGGTTTCGTAATAATCTAGTTGATGCTTGGCCGCTTTACAGTTCGCAGGGCGGTATCTATGGAACGAACCAGTATTCTGTTTATCAACAGCCGTGGACGGGATTTAATCAAGCTATCTCTGGATTTTACAACACTCTGCGCGGTGGCCCCTACACGACCTACACGAACATTTTAACGCTGCGTCAGCCATTAAGCGGGCCGTGGACGATTGGGGTAACAGTTAGGACTCCACAGGAATTTAACGGTGGCACTGTAAATGGTCTGACGGAGCAATACGCACTTCCATTTTTTGAGTTGAGGACTCCCGATGGGACAAATTGGGTTTCGATTCTAACACGTGCGCCTACTTATGATTCTTTGCTCATCGCAACAAATGGTCAGGTGTTCAACTATAATGATTCTTCGACTGCCTCCAATACAATCAGGTATCCATCTAATGCTGGTCCATACCAGGCGCAACAGTTCAGCGTTTTTCAAAAGCAATTGGTTTTAAGTTTTGATGGCACAAACAAATTCCAGCTTTGGTACAAAGGCGAGCCTTGCTCATTTACGGTGTCGAATAATGCAAACTGGTCAGCTCTGACCTATCAAGCTCCGGCATCGTTGGCTGGTATTTCATTCAGTCAAATTGCCCTTGGTGTGACTCCAGAGTTTGCCAGATGGGGTGCTGGTGCCGGTGGTTTTGCTGGGGCGATTGATAACTTGGTTGTTTTCAACACCAATTGTGCGCCGAATGTAGTTGCAGGAAGTGGCGCGGTCACAGTGTCGCCACTGGCGACGGTGGCAACCCGTTTTATGCGGGCAATGGAGCCTTGCCCTTATGAATACTCGTGGGACGGCGCATCAATGCTTCAGCTAGGTTATGTACTGAACAACAATATGACCAATGAAATTTGGGAGGCATGGGCGTTTAGAAACCCGTCAATTCCTTGTATTGGTGTTTTTTCAAGAGCCGGGTCGGACACCACTCAAATGACTAATCAGGGCTACACGGCCACAAAAGCACAGTTCACACTTACCGACCAAGCGCGTTGGATTTTTACGTTTAACCGATTCAACTGTCTGCCGTCATGGGTAACAGGATTGGAAGTGACCGACGTCGCAAGAGCCGAGTCGCAAACAGGAACAAATGCTTTCTTTCAAAATTTTGCAAACCTGTTTGGGCCAATACGAAACAATCCACAGAATAAGCTAATTTGGCTTGGTGAAAGTATCCCGGGCGACGTAACTGCTGGATGGTGCGGATATGTGGATGACGCGATGAAAACAAATCAGTACATCACTCAATATGTGGGCAATCAGAAATGGGTATGTCCAAAAGGGATTGTTGATGACTTGAACACAAATCTTTGTTCGGCTGGAACGCACTTTGACGGCGCAGATGAAGGGCTGGCTTGGTATATTGTTCAAGAGGAAGCAAATACCATTGATGGGTTGCCATTCGTTCCGCCACCGTCAGGAATGTTCGCATCAATAACAAACCAGTTTCCGATTTATCCCGTCACGCTTGGCTCTAGCCCTGCCTACTGGACAAACTGTGTTCCAACAAATGGGACTACGCCGTGCATCTTTTATTACGGGGCAGGGACAACTATATCGGATGTAACCAAAGGAACCGATAACGGAACATCAGTACGTTCAATTCCGGTTGGTTTGAGTGGTGGGACGGTTACTTTGCAACCGCATGAATATATTAAAATCACGGCGGTCACAGAACCAACAGCGGCTTATCAGCCAATTCAATGACTCTATACGTCACCATCGCAATCCTGATCTGTGCGCTGCCGTTGTGGGCGCAGACGAACAGTGCGGCATTCAATGCTGGAATGGCAAAGGCGATGTTCAACGTTACGAATGCCGTCGCGCATCCCGAAACGGTTGGGATTAACCCGATGATTCAGACGGCGACGGGGACGAACATGGACAACCTGCCGTTGGTAACGCCGTTGACCAAGCCTCTATTTATTCACCTCGCGTGGACACCGTCAACATCGCCAGCTACCAATGCGGCTGGACAGACGTTGGTAACGGTCATTGAGCGTTGTCCTGATTTAACCGCGCCAATGTCGCTGTGGCGAGCCTGCTACACCGGCACCGGCACGAACTACACCTTTTGCAGCACCAACACGGACGGCTATTGGCCGGAGACTGGCCAGTGCTATTTCAGAGCGGGTGCGGCTTATGAAACATTGAAATGAAGGAGATAAGGCATTTTTCACATGAACAACCACGAAGGAAGCAATATGGCAGCCGCTGAAGCAAAACTCGCGTCACACGAATTGTGGCTTGACCGGCTCACCAACGATTTAATCACGCTCACCAAAAACGTGAACTTGCTCACAACCGCCGTGGCGGTCAGCGAGGCCAACCGCCAAAACTCCGAAAAGGCGAATGACCTGCTAAAGCCTCGCGTTGATGAACTGGAAAAGGCGCAGGAGAAAAAGAATGGAGCTTGGGGGTTGGTCTATGGCCTTGGTGGTTTTATTGTCGGCTGCGCGGTGGTGGCTGGCGTGATTTACGAAGCGTTGAAAAAATAATATGCCTTGGCGCGAAACCATCCTGCCGCACAGTCCAGCCGACTTTGAAAACGTCATTCAAGAAGGCGTTGGCTTTGAGGCATGGGTTCAGCACATGGAGATTGAAAAACTGGCCAAGGAAAAACTAATCAAGCTGGCGGTTGAGTTGACGCTCAAAACTTTGGCGTTGTATTCGGATGCGGATTTGATTAAAACCGTCAAAGAACTGGCAAAGGAAATTAAGTGAAGTTGCTCAAATTCTTAATCGGTGCCTTTAGCGACAAGGAAGGCGGAGCGCGGGCAACCGGCGCAGTCGCCGCGAGCGTGGCCGCGTGCTGGTTTCTATTCGTGACGCAGGCGGAGTATCACGTTCAAGTTGCCAACCGTGATGCGCAGCTGACGATCCTCTGGCATCAACTTCATTTGACGCAAGACATTCTGGCGCGGCATGGGATTTACGTCCCGCGTGAGAACGAAGAAACCGCAACCAACTCGATACCGTGAAAAAATCAGATGCCGTAGTCCGAACCGAGGGCGCAATCGCCGTCCTGATACCATTCCTGACCACCTTCACCGCTGCCAGCGTTGCTCCGTCAATGACGTGGCAACAGCTTATGATGGTGTTCGCCAGCGCAGCCGTGGCAGGGTTATCTGGCCTGAAATCATTCCTTTCGACTACGTTTTCAGATAGCATAACCCAACCTGAAACAATTTCCCCGAAGCCAGAACCGGCAGCACCGGAAAGCGGTAAATGAAACCCCGTCACGACTACAACAAAGTTTGGGATAAACTCAAACAAAGACTGGCGGAACTAACACCAACAACAAAACGAAAGAAAATAAAATGAAAAAATACATCGCAGCAATCCTAACCATCGCCACGCTGTCGCTGACGGCGCAGGCGCAGACCCTGACAGCTACCAACGCCAACCCGCTCGTAAATTTCTTTGGGCAGGCGTATTCTTGGAGCACGTCCATCAACTATGATCCAACCTACTCATGGACCAACTCGACGCTTTCCGTCGAAACCGGCTTGGCGCAAATCACCGGCAAATCCTCGGCTGACCGGCTGACCGTTGAAAAAACCTTCGGCAACTGGAATGCCCAGTTCGTTGGTGAGTTTGAAGGTGTCGGTTCCGCGTTCGGCAAGATTATGTTGGGCGGCGGCTACAACCTTATTCAAAAAGGCGACTTCAAGATTGAAGCCAACATCCTTGCCGGCGCTGACTTCAATAATTATGTCGGCAACGTGCAACATTCAAGTTGGATTGTGGAAGGTGACCTCAAAGCCGTGAAGGTTATGACACCGAACACGTTCAGTTACGTCGGCTGGGGTCTGCCGTTTGAAGAACATGGCTCTTTCAACTCCGGCGGCATTGTGTTGGTTGGCGTCGGCGCCCGCTTCTAAGGTTATGATGCGCGTTCTCTGCATTGCGGGCGGCGGCATGAAAGGATTGCCGGCGGCCGCTGCTTTGGACGAGCTGCAGATCATGGCGGCCGGCAAGCTGGCTGACCATGTGGATTTAATTGCAGGCACCAGCATCGGCGGGATTCTCGCCGGGCTGGTGTCTGCTGCGCTTCCGGGTCCGTACACCAGTTTTTTCACGCAGGACGGCCCGGCCATATTTAACCCGGCATGGTACCGTCACTGGCCGCTGTACCCGGCGGGCCCGATTGAGGCTGTGCTTCAGCGGCGGTTTGATTGCAAGGCGCTCAAGGATTGCAAGACCAAGCTGCTGGTTCCGGCGCTCAACCGCACCGACCAAGTGCCGTTCATGTTCAAGTCGTACGACACCGGGAACCTGCTGTTAGACGGAGCCACGCCGCTATGGCAGGTCGGCCGGGCGACGTCCGCGGCGCAGCGTTACTTCCCGGCGTTCAAGCTCGGGAACAAGTACCTATGGGACGGCGGCAACATTGCCAACGACCCATCGGTGTGCGCGTACGCTGATGCGTGCAAGCTGTGGCCGGGCGAGCAGGTGAAGCTGTTGACCATCGGGTGCGGGCAGGACGATGTTCCGGCTCCGGGCTGGCCGCAGTGGGTGCAAGACCTGGCGCTGACCATCGGGCTGCAATTCGCCACCGGTCAGGAAGAAGTTCAATATCAGATGAAACAATTTCTCGGTGATTACTACCGGGTGATACAGCCGACCTTCGCCGCCCCGGTTAAGCTGGATGGCGCCGACCCATCTAGCCTTGCCTACCTTGTGGAAGCTGGCCGGCAGTTTGTTAATGACCAGCGGCCGATGCTGGAATGGTTCCTCAGTTGAGCAGCTCTTGCGCTGCATTTTTCTTGACAGCGGTTTCTGGCACCGGGCACAATGCCGCCTGTGACCCACGCCAGCTGGCGCGGCGAACTAACAACGAAACAACTAAAGTGAAAGGCAGTATATGGCAGATGCCAAAAAGAAGAACCTGTACCACAGCGAGCTGGTTCAAAAAGGCCCGGTGCGCGTGACGGTCAAGACGGACGTAATGAAATCCAAATTCGCCGGCAAGCCGCCGTACATCGTGCTGGCGTTTGACGGTGAAGGGGAGCGTAACTACTCCATTGAAAGCGATGATTGCCAGACGGCGCTGGCCAACATGAAAGGCCGGTCAATCATGATTGAGGCCACCGGCAGCGGCCGGGACGGCAGCGCGGCCATCAAAGTGCTGGGTGCAGGTGCGCCACAAGGGGGTGAAAACCAGCCCCAGCCGCCCGGAGCGGCCCCGGAACCCCAAAAACAGGCCCACACAGCCCCGGAACAGCCCAAAGCGCCTCAAGCCGCCCCAGCGGCCCGCACGGATAGCCCGGCGGAGCGGGTGCTGAAGTATAAAAAGTTCATCGCCCGGCGCGGCAATGCTTTGGCGTTGGCAGCCACGGAAAGCGTGCGCACGGTGGAAACCTTCCTGAAACTGAACGGGCTGCCGTTCCCGGACGCCACCCGCCAGGCCATGGTGGAAGACATTGCGACCAAGTTGACCCAAACCAGTTTCACTACCCTGTTCATCACGGCTGACCGTGCGGGGCAGATTGACGACTTCCCGGCCTCGGGGCTGGTGGAAGTGGTGCAGTGGATTAAGGAGAACGCGGCGAAGAATCAAACCCACTGACCTATGGCATCATTTAACAAAGTCATTTTGATTGGCAACCTGACCCGCGACCCGGAACTGCGGTACACGCCAAAGGGCACGGCCATTGCGAAGGTCGGGCTGGCCGTGAACCGGGTATGGACAAACGAGGCGGGCGAGAAGAAGGAAGAAGTCACCTTCGTGGACGTGGACATTTTTGGTCGCACCGCCGAAAACGTCGGCCAGTACATGCGCAAGGGCCGGCCGATGCTGGTGGAAGGCCGCCTGAAGCTGGACCAGTGGGAAGACAAAACCTCGGGCCAGAAGAAGCAGCGCCTCGGTGTGGTGGCTGAGAGTGTGCAGTTCCTTGGCACCAAGCCGGAAGGTGAAGCAGCTGCGCCACGGGCAGCCGGCCAGCCTGCCGGGCGGTACGCGCAGCCGGCAGCGGGACGGGAACCACTGGCAGGTGACGGGCCACCTGACAGCGACGATGTTCCATTTTGATAACCAGCCGCCGGTCTGCTATGCTGGCCGGCGGCACAACTAACAACCAAAACGAAAGCGAACAACTATGAGCAGAATCAAAACATTGCGGGCAAACAACCTAAAGGGTTATTCCTTTGACGAGGATCTCGCCCCGGTGAACATCGTGGTGGGTGACAACACTAGCGGCAAGACGGCGGTGCTGGCGGCGGTGAAGCTGGTGCTTCTGGGGTATGAGCCGCGCTGGGGCAAGACCTCGGGTGCGACCTTTGGCGCGTGCGGTTCGAAGGGTGGCGGTGCTACCAGCCTGACGGTGCAGGCGCTGCTGGACAACGACACGCTGCTGAGCCGGGTGTGGGAAATCAAGCGGGGCAAGGTTAGCTATACCGGCCCGGAGCACGAATACATTCCGGGCATGTTGCTTGACCCGACCACGTACTTCGCCTTGTCGGGCCCGGCGCGGCTTAACTACGTGCTGTCACAGGTGGACTTGAGCAAGGTGGGCATCAGCTGCGAGGCGGTGTGCGCCAACTTGGTGAAAGACATCAAACCGGAAACCGGCCCGGCGGTTGAAGCATTGCATGAAGTGCAGGCGCTGATTGCGGAACTGGAAGCCGAGCGCCAGAACGAGGATGCCAGCATCTATGACTGGCTCACGGCCGTGGTGGACAAGATAACGACCACTGGCAAAGAGGCGGCCACGGCAGCGAACACGCATGAGCAGACGGTCAAAGGCTTGACCAGCAACAAGGCTGATGACGGCGACATGTCAGCGATTGAAAGCGTGCAGCCGGAGATCAACGATGCCCGCGAGGAGCATACCAAGGCGGTGCAAGCCGAGGCGAATGCCGAGAACGCCTATACCGCAGCCAGAAACGCACTGAACGACGCCAAGCAGCTTGCTGCCAAGGCGGTGGACGAAAGCAAGGTCCACGCGGAGATCGAGGCGCAAAAGGCGGTTATTGAGCGTGCCAAGCTGGTGCCGGTGGCTGGGGAGCCACCAATCCAGCGCCTGATGACCACCCCGCGACCCACAGACGCGCCAGAACATGCCGCCTTCAACGCTGCACAGGCCAAGGCGCAAGCGACAGCCCGGGAACTGTTCAACACCGCCGCGGAGCAGCAACGCCTCCTGAAGTCCATCCAGGACGCCAAGGCGCACACCTCCTGCCCCACCTGTGGGCATGACATCACCGAAAAACAGGCTAAAGTGGTGGCCGAACTCGAAAAACAGTACACCAAGGCGCTAAAAGCAGCCGAAAAGGCTGGAATCGAGCACAAAGCAGCCGCGGATGCCGAGAAAGCCGCCGGGGACGCCACGATCCATGTCACCGCCGACATTGCCGCATGGGACACCGCCAGCCAGCAATTGCTCAAGGAAAACCAAGAGAAAGTGGCGAAATGGAACAAATCCACGGCAGAATTCAACGCCGCCCAATCCACCATCAACACCGCCACGGCGACGATCCAGAAGCTGGAAGCCAGCCTCGCCGCCAACGCCACGGCCGCCGAGGCTTGGGCGAAGCTGCCGGCCTTGGAGAAAGCCGCGCAGGAAGCTGGCGAGACAGCCACCGCGGCCACCAGAGCAATCCAACCCATCCTTGACCGGATTAGGATGATGGAAGGTAAACAGCGGCAATTCATCGCCCGGACGCAGGACGCCCGCCGGGCTGACCAGTCACGGGCAGCCTATGCGGCGGCCAAGGCCAAGGCGGACATTTACAACGCTTCGCTCAAGGTGGTGGCCGGCGAGAAAGACCGGGTGGCCACGGAGGCGTTTGAACTGCTGCTGCGGCACGCCCGCAAGTTCACGGACGGAATCTTGAAGGCGCCACTGGAATACCGGGACGGTGAACTGGGTATGACGTACCAAGGCAACTGGGTCGGGTATAAATACTTCAGCGGGGCGGAGGAACTGATTGCCTTCGCCGGGCTGGCGGTGGCGCTGACCCAGAACGAAAAGCCGGTGGTGAGGATTGTGATGATGGACGAGCTTGGGAAGCTGGATAAAAATAATAAGGTCAAGCTGGCTGACCGCATGGTGCAGCTGCACCAGCAGGGTGTCATTGACCAGTTCATCGGATGCGACGTGCAGCGCGACGACTATCTGCACCTTGGACACAAGCTCGCAGACTTCCAAGTTATTCCGGTTGCCAGCTGTAAGGAATTGGCCTAATGTAAAAGCTACGACTGCTTAAAGGCCGCCCGGCGAACCGACAGCGACACCGGGCGGCCAATTTAACAACGAACAACTAATATGAAAAACGTAATACTTAATTCAAAACAACGGGCAGCCGCCGAGCATGCATCCAGCCGCCTGCTGGTCATTGCCGGGGCCGGCAGCGGCAAGACCTCAACGTACATCCAACGCATTCGGCACCTGCTGCGCAACGGTGCCCGGCCGGAAAACATCGTGGCCATCACGTTCACCAACGCAGCGGCCAACGAAATCAACCAGCGCCTGAACAGCGGCGACCCGGTCAAGCTGGGTTACATTGGCACGCTGCATGGCTTCATTCTTCGCCAGTTGCAAAAGTATGGTGTGTGCATCGGGCTCGCCCGCCGGCTGACGGTGTTGGACGAGGAAGAGGCGGCTGCGCTGCTGGCGCGGTGCATCAAGCGGATAAACTACCGTGGCCCGGTGGCGGCGGTTGAACAGGCGGTGAAAAAAGGTGTCGGGTACTACCGGGGCAAGGGCTGGAAGCGCACCGAGGTTGAGGAACTGGTGGCGTACGAGTTTTATTTCCAGCTGATGACCACTGGCTGCCTGACCTTTGACAGCATCCTCGAGCTGGGGCTGGAACTAGTTAAATCCACTGACTGGAAGCAGTGCCCCAAAGGGTATGACCACTTGCTAGTAGATGAATATCAAGACAGCAGCCCGATGGACGCGCAGATATATGACGCTCTGACGGTGGTGACCCGGTTCTTCGTGGGTGACCCTGACCAGAGCATCTACGGTTTCCGCGGCGGCAATGTGGGCATAATATTGGCCGAGGCAACCAACCCGGCGACCACGCTACTGACACTGGACGCAAATTACCGCAGCGGTCCGGTGATTGTAGGGGCTGCCAATGAACTTATTTCTCACAACAAAAATCGAATTCCAAAATTGATGGTGGCCGCCGGCGACACGCAGCATGACCAAGTGGAGAAGATATGTTTCCCGGCCGCCGGCATTGAAACAGCCATGGTGTGCAAGAGCGTGGTGGACATCACGTACGTGCTGCCACCGGAGCAGGTGGCCATCCTGTGCCGCACCAACTGGCACGCGGCCGAGTTTCGCACGGCGCTGGTCAATATGGGCGTCAAGGTGCAGGCGAAGGCGAAAACCACGTTACCGCCCGACTGGGCGCTGGCGCGGGCTTGTGTGGCACTGTTCACAAACCCGGAGAATGACGGCATTGCCGGTCGGTTCCTGACGCTGCTCAAGGGGCCGACGCTGGCGGAGGAAATGTGCCGCAAGGCCAGTGACAGCTTTCAAAGTGTAAATGAGCGTTGGCTGCACATTGCGAACATGCAGGTGGCTGACGTCACCACGGCCATGAGCCAGGTCGGGATAGGGCGCGAAAGCATCGCACGGGTGGCTGAGGTGGTGGCCGGGTTGCCGGCGGAGGCAACAGTGCTGGAATTGCAGTTTGCTTTGGCGCAAAAGGAACAGGTCACCCCGGAGCAAGGCAGCGGAGTGGTGGTGACCACCATACATTCAGCCAAGGGCCGGGAATGGGATAACGTCTTCCTGCCGGGCTGGGAGCAGGGCATGTTCCCGATGAAGCAAGCCACCGACATTGAGGAAGAACGGCGGCTGGCGTTTGTGGGCATCACCCGAGCCCGAAAGTTCTGCTGCATAACCATGGCAGAAAAACGGACGATGCAATGGGTGAAGGAACCGGTGAGTCAGAAGCCCAGCCCGTTTTACAACGAGGTATCTGTCTAATACGGATAACACCGCATTGACAATAAAATTGACGTTGCCGGCAAACCTGCCACTGTGCCTACCATGAGTAAACTACCTAACCCAAATTATACCCAGATACCCAACCTGCTGCTGGACCGCATGTATGAATTCGCGCACCCAGAATTCAAGGTGGCCATGTTAGTGTGCCGGTTCACCTTTGGGTTTCACCGGAACAGCCACCACCTGAGCCTGACGTTTTTTGAGCAGGGCTGTGGCCTGAGCCGCGAAACAGTTTCCAACGCACTGAAGACGTTGACGGCCAAAGGGTGGCTGGTGCGAAAGCCGCACGGCCAGAGTTTTTGCTATGAGCTTGACCTTGAGAAGCTGCCGGAGCCGGGTGAACTAGTCGGGGAAACCGACCAGTTGCCCGCCGTAACTAGTCGGGGAAACCGACCAGTACTAGTCGGGGAAAACGACCAGTTAGGGCCAAAACTAGTCGGGGAAACCGACCCAAGAAAGAAAGTATTAAAGAAAGAAGAAATAAAGGCGGTGGTTTTGCCTGCGGCATTGGACACGGAAAACTTTAGGGCGGCGTGGGCTGACTGGGTGAAGTACCGGAAAATAATAAAGCATCCTCTCAATGAGTACACCATAGATGCCCAGCTCAAAAAACTGGCAAAGATGGGCGTGGTGCAGGCAGAGGCATCAATCCGGCAGACCATTGAGAATGGGTGGCAAGGTTTGTTCGAACCAAAGGGGTATGTCTCCACCACGGCCCCGGCCCAAAAGCCGCACGACCCGAATGCGTACACGTACCAGACGGCGACGGAGTTTAAGATTGGCCCGCTGATATTCACCCGCACCAAGCCACCGCAGCGGACCCAGTTCCGCAATGACCGGGAGGGCCAAGGGCAATTTGAAACGTACACATCGGCGTACCAGAAATGGCTGCGCGAAAAGGCAGGAAAATAATTTATGAAAAAAACGGAATGTTGGAATAGCGATAATTGCCGCCCTTTTGACATTGATAGTCCACTACTCAATGGAAGGAGTCCGGTGACAAATCAAACCGTTGAAATCCAAATGCAGGTGAGCTTTGATGGAACCAACTGGTTTCCTTTGAACGCACCGATACAGGTCACTGCCACCAACGCAGACCCGACCATAAAGCCGGTGTGGGTACTGTTCCACAACGACTTTAAGTGAGTAAGGTTTGACAGCGGCCGGGCAGCCTGCCAAGGTTGCGCCACTAACAACAAACAACGATGCAAAGTATAAGTGACCCGATAGATTTGAAACGCACCCGCCGGCAACGGCCCGCTGCGACCATGCTAGACCGGCTGCCGCCGCACAGCACCGAGGCGGAGCAAGGCGTGCTGGGCTGCTGCCTCACGGACCCAAAGGCACTGGACGAAACCATTGTGTCACTGGGCGACAACATAAATGCCTTCTATGACCTGCGGCACCAGACCATCTTCAACGTGCTGGTGCAGATGCGCAGCGACATGCAGCCGGTCAGCGACCTGATAGCGGTGTGTGACAAGCTGAAGGACATGCAGCTGCTGGAACAGGTCGGTGGCGTAACCTACATTTCACAGGTGCAGGACGTACCGAGCGCGGCCAACCTGCCGTACTACCTTGAAATCATCCGTGAGAAATACCTGCTGCGGTTGCTGCTGACCACCTGCTCCGGGGCGGTCGGCAAAGCGTATGACAATCTGGGCACCGTGGAAGACTTCATCGGTGAGACAGAGCGGGCGGTGCTGGCGGTGCGGCAGACCTTCAGCCGTGGCCGGGGCACCGTTGACCTGTCCAGCATCCAGCAAAAGCTGATAGCGGCGTATGAACAGGCGATGACGGGGACGGTGGCCGGGCTGACCACAGACTTCCGGGACCTGGATTACCGCCTCGGTGGGTGTATGCCACAGGAAATGATTGTGATAGGCGGCACGCCCAGCGCCGGCAAGACCACGCTGGCCATGAACATCGCGTACAACATTGCGGTGCGGGGCGAGATAGTCAGCCTGAAGTCACTGGAAACATCCGCATCCAAGCTGGTGCATCGGCTGCAATGCTACGCGGGCAAGGTTGACAGCAGCGGGTTTCTACGCGGGCAGGCCACTGAGAGTGAAATGCACAAGATGATTCGGGCGGTTAGTATGGTGAGCGCCCAGAAAGAGCGCCTGATAATTTCCGACGAGGCGATGACCGACACGCAGCTGGTGGCCAGCTGCCGGCAGGATTATCAAAATGGCGCCCGGCTGTTTGTGATAGACATGCTGCAAAACATCCAAGCCAAGGGTGATAGCGACTTTGCCATTGTCACGGCGGCCAGCAAGTGCGTGAAGAACATAGCTAAGGAATTGAACGTGCCGGTGATAGTAACCAGCGCCCTGAGCCGGATGGAAACGGATAAAAGCGGCAAGGTGCGGCGGCCGAGCATGCATGACCTGCGGCAGAGCGGCCAGATTGAATCTGACGCCGACAAGATTGTGCTGCTGCACTGCCCGGAGCGGGAAGGAGACTTGAGGCAGGTGACCGGAATCATCGCCAAGAACAAAGACGGTCCGCTGGGGGATGTGAACTTTACATTCTTTGCCAACCAATTTAGGATGGAGAGCGCACAGGTTGGTGATAACCCGGAGCCACGGGAAACCAAGCCACCGCACGCAGATTAAATTTCCGGCAATGTCGCCGGGATTAAAAACGAAACAACGAACACGAAAGACAATGCAAACGACCACACTGAAGCCAGTTGAAAAAATCAGCCCGCCGTACTCTGGCGCACCGGATCCGCCGGCTGAAACGAAACGCCCGGCGCTTAAGGTTGCCGGGGCACTGAAAGAAAAGCCGGTCAAGGTCACCAAGACCAAGGCGGCCGAACTGAAAGAGGCGCTGGAAAAGCGGCAGCTGGGTGACACCAGCCCGGTGAAGCCGAAGCTGGACGGAAACGCCAATGGCGTCAAGTTCAGCCGCAAGGGCAAGGCAGCCAAGCCCACGAAACCGGCCGAGCAGTTGGAAATCAAAATCAAGGTCGGCCCGCCCAAAGACAAAATCGGCAAGGCGGCTGTGCGTCTGAAAAAGGCGGTGGACGAACTGGACTCAGCCACGGACGAGAAAGGCGCGGCCGTGGAGAACTTGGTCAAGGCCATGCAGAAAGCGAACGGTTCCGGTACACGGTGGCCGGCATGGCGTTTGAGCTGGTGCATATCGGTCCAAAGGACACGGTCAAAGTGGTGAAGCCGAAGTGACCGCGACATTCTGCAAACAACTTGGCGCGTTTCCAACCACTGATGAACTAACACCTGATGGGTGGCCCGTTGGAACCGAATTTGCAACTGGCTGTCCAAATTATGCGCTTGTAAATCTGCGCGACAAAAAAGGCGGCGACCCTGCCGAATGGCCGGCAGATTTGCGCGTGCAGGACTGGCCCAAAGGCTATTGACCAATCACAGACCCGGCACCATACTAGCAACACGATATTTAACAACGAAATGAATCAGGACACCAAATTTGAAACCGAACTAGCTGCGCTGCTGCGCGACCTAGTGACCGAGTTCATCGCCCACCCGCAGGACCTGGAGATTGTCCCGAAGCGTTTCTCCACCATCATCAGCATCGCATGGCGCGGCAACCGGGCGGACATCAGCCGCATGATTGGCACCAAGGGCGACACGTACCGGCCGCTGGCAGCCCTGATGCGCCTGATAGGCGAGCAGCACGGGTACGAGGTTGACCTTGAGCGGGTGGGAGACCCTTTGCGGGGCGTCATGGAACGATACCAGCCGTTCAAATTAAACCTTCTGTGGCCACGTGACCGCATCATGCAGCTGCTGGAACGCACGGCCCGGCAGGCGTGCCGGCACAGTCAGGTGGAACTGGAAGCAGGCGACCTGCGGGCCGACACCACCGCCATCAAGGTCGGCATAAGCAAAGCCGAAACGATGAAAACAGAAACGGTGCTGCGTGAAACCCTGAAGCACATATTCAAGGTGATAGGCAACGCCAACGGCCGGAAGCTGATGGTGGAGGTAAGTCGGTGCCTTGAGCCAGAAGCCCCGCAGCCGGCCACGGCGCGGGGACGGTTTGCAAATGAAAGGAAATAACCCTATGAACCAACCCACGCCGGAGATGATTCGGAGGATTGCTAAAGCATTAGCTAATCTTCCTTTGATAGAACATGGAAATAAACATTTAGCGGAGTAACTAAAAAAACACATGAAAAACAAAATAGCCAAAATCAACGCGCAGCAGGGCGATGTCCTGTTGCGTAAACTTAAAACCATGCCAGACGGCGAGGCAAAGATCATCGCCGCAAAACGGCTGGTGGTAGCTCACGGCGAATCCGGCCACAGTCATGTCATTGAGGATGACGAGGCAGAACTCATCCAGATTGGCGAGCGCCTACTGCTAAAGCTGGAAAAGACGACAACCATCAAGCATGAAGAACACAAACCCATCACGCTTTCGCCGGGAATATGGGAAGTCGGTCGCGTTCAAGAATACGATTACTTCCAAAAAATGCAACGTCAGGTAATTGACTGATTATGATTAACTCATTGACAAAAAAACAGGAACAGCAGCTAGAATCCTGCAAAGAAAAGTGGCTTAAAATCGGACTTGCAACCGGCGGCATTGGAATTGATCGGACCCGCGATATTTGCCGAAATTTTCATAAGCTGATATTCGGTGTAGAGGAAACGAGGCCGATACTTGTTCTTGATTCACCATTGGCGTGTTGGCTTGGTGTTGTGCTTTTTTCGCCCGGCAGGCAGCAGGTCGAGCAACAGGTCAGGCAGCAGGTCAGGCAGCAGGTCAGGCAGCAGGTCGAGCAACAGGTCGGGCAGCAGGTCAGGCAGCAGGTCGAGCAACAGGTCAGGCAGCAGGTCGGGCAGCAGGTCAGGCAACAGGTCAGGCAACAGGTCGTGCAGCAGGTCGGGCAGCAGGTCGGGCAGCAGGTCGGGCAGCAGGTCAGGCAACAGGTCAGGCAACAGGTCGTGCAGCAGGTCAGGCAGCAGGTCGAGCAGCAGGTCGAGCAACAGGTCGAGCAACAGGTCAGGCAGCAGGTCGAGCAGCAGGTCAGGCAGCAGGTCGAGCAACAGGTCGGGCAGCAGGTCAGGCAGCAGGTCGAGCAACAGGTCGGGCAGCAGGTCGGGCAGCAGGTCAGGCAACAGGTCGTGCAGCAGGTCGGGCAGCAGGTCTGGCAACAGGTCGGGCAGCAGGTCAGGCAGCAGGTCGAGCAACAGGTCGGGCAGCAGGTCAGGCAGCAGGTCGAGCAGCAGGTCGGGCAGCAGGTCGGGCAGCAGGTCGAGCAACAGGTCAGGCAGCAGGTCGAGCAGCAGGTCGGGCAGCAGGTCGGGCAACAGGTCGAGCAACAGGATTATGTTTGGCCTTGCTTTGATGGGCAGTATTCTTCATCCTATTTTTCGTGGATTGAATCGGCTGAAATCATCGGCGTTACCGGCCTCCCAAAATGGAAAGACTGGTCTGCGACTTCTGAGATTGGGCTTTATTATCCGCTCAAAAACATTGTGATTGTCGGCTCGCGCCCGAGCCTAATTCACCGCAATGCCACCGGCCAGCTTCACAAAGATGGTTCGCAGTCATTATCACACACGGACGGATGGGGATTATATTTCCTGAACGGCGTGGCAATGGAGCCGGATCAGGTGCTGACACCCGCCGAGAAAATCAACCCTGAAAGCGTGATGAAAGAAACCAATGCTGACCGTCGCCGCGAGTTAATCCGCAAGGTTGGCATTGACCGGATGTTGGCGCAGATGCCGCATAAGGTGATGGAGAAGCGCGACGGCTACGAATTATTAAGCATCAACTTAGACG